GCCACAATATTGACTATTTAGCAGGGCAAGTGTCCCGGCTGTGCCAAACCGCGCCAGTAACAAATGTTGATGCTTTCGAGGTGACGGTACAGTCCTTGCAGATCAAAGCACAGGACAAAGATTTCTATCGTTATATAAAAGGACAAAGCCGGGCAAAGATGTTGGAAGACCCCTACCGCCCGCCTGCCCTGCTAGGGGACTGGAAGGCTGCACAGGGGCTACCAATGCCCACCGGGCCAACGGTGCAGCATGCGCCCGCCCAGCCCCTACAGCATGCCCAACCGTGGGCTGTGGCACCTACAAGCACGCCGCAGAAGTACGCGCCGCCGTGGGCTTAACTGTTGCTCCGACACAACAAAAATAAATTTGGTCTGACCCTATTATTTTCTGCAAAATCCTACTAACATTGCGTTGCCTTTAACCAATAAGTGCATATTTTTGTAGACCAACCAACCAGGAGTATTTCATGACACAAGCAAACCAACCCACAGAAGCCGAAGTTAAAGCCGCTGCCGCTGCCGCTGCGAAAGCAGAAAAAGATGCAAAGGCTGCTGCTGCTAAGGCACAGAAGGAAACCGCTGCTGCTGCTGCCAAAGCCGAAAAAGAAGCAAAGGCTATTGCCGTTGCTGCTGAAAAGGCTGCTAAAGCTGCTGCTAAAGCCGAAGCCGACAAAATCAAGGCTGCCGAAGTTGCTGCTAAGGCCGCTGCCGATAAGGCTGCTGCTGAAGAAGCTGGCAAGGCAGAAAAAGAAGCTGCAAAAGCTGCCAAGGAAAAAGCATTGGCCGACAAAAAGGCTGAGCGCGAAGCTAAGGCAAAAGCTGCCATTGATGCAAAAGCAGCTAAGGCTGCCGAGAAGCTGGCAAATAAGATGCCCGAGCAAAATGGCATTCGCCGCCCCGGCCCGAATGGCAAGTGCGGTCGTGCATGGGCACTGATGGACGAAATGTCCCGCAAATTGGGAGGCCCTGTTGCCATTGCCGACCTGCTGGTGGAATCTGACAAGGCCGGCCTGAATCCTGCCATGACACGTTCCAACTATGCCGTGTGGCGCAAGTTCAACGCTGTGGTCGGTCGTGTGGTTCCTGTTGCAAAGCAACAGGCTGCCGCTGCTGCCGCTGCTGCTGCCGCTGCTGCCGCTGCTGCTGCCGCTGCTCAGACTGCGTAAGAATTTTTGGGGTGCAAGTCTATAGCGCTTGCATTAAACGTTGCGATACCTGTCCGCACGCCCTAATTCATCTCGTAATCCAGAAAAGGGGCATTTCGCCCCCTTTTTTTAACTCTCCGAGCATATGAACATAAACATACAACCCATTGAAAAACGAGTTGGCGGCGACGGTTTTACACTTGACGTTCATTCCATCTTTTACACCATTCAGGGAGAAGGCCCGCACACAGGTCGGCCTGCTGTATTTCTTCGCCTAGCTGGTTGCAACCTGCAATGTCCCGGCTGCGATACAGAGTACACAGAAGGGCGCGAAACCCTTAGCATCCAAGAGATTACCGCACGCATTGAGCGAAGCTACTCTCACATAGCCTTCTGGCACACTCCCATGATTGTAATTACGGGTGGGGAACCTTTTCGCCAGAACATTGCAGAACTTTGCAAGAACCTTACGCGGTACTACCACGTTCAAATTGAAACCAATGGGACACTCGGAATCGAAGACCCAACGGCATTTCGTAATGTGGATATTGTGTGCAGTCCGAAATCTGGTAAAATCCACTACAGCATACTATCTTCTGCCAACTGGTATAAGTATGTGCTTCACCACGAAAGCGTGTCGGAAGCGGATGGCCTGCCTATACTGGCGCTTGACCACAGTGCTAGCCCACAAGTCTGCCGCCCGCCAGTGGGTGCCCCAGTCTACTTGCAGCCTATGGATTGTAAGAACGATCGTATTAATCGGCTGAATATGGAGGCTGTTCTTAAAAGCTGCCTCAAGTATGGCTACATCTTGCAAATTCAAACACACAAAATTATTGGAATCGAATAATGTTTATATCTACAAAAGAGTACGGACATGAGCTCGGCCTGTCTGCCTGTTTTCGCCAGTGGCGTGCAGAAAGCCATTGCCGCCTATTGCACGGATACGCACTTGCTGTCAAACTTACCTTTGGCGCAGTGGAATTGGATGTGCGTAACTGGGTGGTGGACTTTGGTAGCCTAAAATCCTTGAAACAAATTTTGCAAGATACGTTTGATCATACCCTGTTGGTGGCGGAGGACGACCCGTGGCTGCATAAGCTAAAAGAACTTGAAATCTATGGGCTGGCGCGGGTTGTAGTTGTCCCTGCTTGCGGTTGCGAAAAGTTTGCAGAAATGATCTTTGAAGTCACCGAAATATGGCTAAAGGACAATGGGTACATTCCCCGTGTCAAACTAATTGCTGTGGAAGTAAAAGAACATGGTGCTAACTCGGCTATTAAACTTGCAGAAGGAGCACAGCTATGAACGAAGCATACAAAGACTTGCCAGAAGAAGCCCGTGCAGCCATCAAGCAAGAAGTTATTTACGACTTGCTTGCAGAAGTAATTGGGCAAGATCCGAAACGCGAAGGTTTGTCCGAAACTCCTGCCCGTGTGGTCAAGGCTTGGGAATTCTGGACAAGTGGCTATGCACTCAAAGCAGAAGACATTCTTAAAGTATTTGAGGATGGCGCGGATGGCTATAACGAAATGATTGTTCGTAAAAACATACCAATCTATTCGCACTGTGAGCATCACCTTGCAGCCATTATTGGTCGCTGCACAATTGCCTATATCCCTAACGGAAAAATCGTAGGGTTGTCCAAAATGGACCGTCTTGCAGATATGTTTGCCCGCAGACTACAGGTGCAAGAACGTATGACCACACAAATTGCGGATGCCATGTATTCGATTCTAACTCCCTTGGGTGTTGGTGTGTGGATAAGCGCAAGACACCTTTGCGTAGAATCCCGAGGTGTTAATAACCAAGACTCCGAGACTGTTACCTGTGCTTTGCGTGGTGTATTTCAAGACCGACCAGAAACACGTTCTGAGTTTTTATCTCTCGCAAGGAGCTAGTATGTTAGCAGGATCTGTTAAACCAATGTCTGAAAAACTTAAAAAGTACAAACTTGATGAGAAAACTGGTTGTTGGCTTTGGACAGGTTCTGTTGACAAAAACGGCTATGGGCGCATGCGCGAATCTGATCACGGTGTAGTTTGGTCTGAGCGTGCGCCTAGAGCAAGTTATTGAGAATTTAAAGGGCCAATTGAAAATTGTTTAATGGTTCTACATACTTGCAATACACCTGCTTGCATTAACCCCGAGCAATTATATCTAGGCAATAGTAGACAAAATGGCACGGATATGGTTGCTGCGGGGAAATGCAGGAAAGTTTAAAGCAACAGGAAACAAGAATGGTATGTTTGGCCGAACAGGAGCTTTAAACCCTATGTTCGGTAAGAAACATTCTCTAGAAGCCATTGCTAAAATGTCCCAACCGAAACCAAGGCGTATAGCCTAAAATAACCCGTGGCGGTGCTACCCCTAGCCCGCCGCGTTTTGGCCTGCTGTAGCCCCGGCTAGTAGGCTGCATACCCACAATTTATAGGTGCAACAATGCAAAAAGTATTACTCTCCTCCGGTGGTATGGATTCTTGGCTTCTGGCCCACGAGCCAGAACTTGCTGGTGCAATCCACTTGTTTGTCGACATTGGACAAAAGTACACCAGCAAAGAACGTACCGCATCTGCGGACCTTGCGTTTGAGCTGGGTGCAACTTGGGAACGTGTGCAAGGTCCCAACCTCGGCCAGTACGAGCACAGCACGGGAATTATTCCTTTCCGCAATGCGCAGATGCTTTTGTTGGCTGGTCTGTACGGAGAGGAAATTTACTTCGGCGTTATTGCCGATGAAATTAATAGCGATAAAAGCCCCGAGTTTGTGCAAGCCATTCAGGACACCATGAATATTAGCCACAGGGCACAGTATTGGACGCATGGGAAGAACTACAAGATACTTACGCCATTTCGCCAGTACACAAAGAGCGAATTGGTACGGCGTTTCCTAGCGAATGGCGGAAGCCTTGACCGATTGCTTACATCGGTATCCTGCTACGATGCGGGAGACCAACACTGTGGTCGTTGCCCCAGTTGTTTCAAGCGCTGGGTTGCATTGGTAAATGCTACCAACCAAGATAACTGGGAGCAGTGGGGCTTTGTGCAACATCCCTACACTTGGAAGTCGCGTGGAGAGTGGTACACAAAGATGAAGGATTACAGCGAAGAACGCGCCGGGGAAATTTTTGGTGCCTTTGTTACTGCTGGCGAAATGCTTACGCTTAAAAAGAAATGAATCTTTTCCTTGCCGCTGTCTATACCAATAACTATTGCGATGGGCAACCGCGCAATGCCGAACTAAACGAACGCGAAAAAGAAATTTTCCGTGGGATACCAAACATACTCGAAAGTTACCATTATGTTGAAAAGCAACAATATGTTGATGCAATGCGTGCTAATGGTGCCAAAGTTTTTCTTGATTCTGGTGCTTTCTCTGCTAAGTCTCTTGGGGTTAATATCGATATTAATAATTATTGCGACTACATCAAGCGCAATGCTGATATTATCCGTGTCGAGGATGGTGTACTCATGGCATCGGTACTTGACGGAATTGGCGACCCATTAAAAACTTGGCAGAACCAACTCTACATGGAGTCTCAAGGTGCAACCCCTTTACCCTGTTTCCACTTTGGCGAAGACGAAAGGTATCTCGAATGGTATATTGAGCGATACCCATATATCACAATCGGAGGCATGGTTCGTACTAAAGCCGAAGATGTTATGCAATGGCTTGACCGTATATGGAACAGGTACTTGGTAGATGGAGCAGGTCGGCCAAAAGTTAAAGCCCATGCATTCGGAGTTACCACAATATCTCTCATGGAACGGTACCCGTGGCATAGTGTTGACAGTTCCTCCTGGATTCAAGCGACGGCTTTTGGAAGTATTTACACATCAGAATATGGCCCCATTTGCGTGTCAGATCAATCTCCAAGCAGGCAAGACATGGGACGGCACTTTAGCACCTATTCTGAGATTGAAAAGCACCAGCTTTACAAACTTCTGGAAGCAAAAGGGTTCAGCTACGAGCGTTTATCCAAAGTATATCAAAGCCGCGCAGGGTACAATGCGTTAGGCTATATTGAGCTGGGCAATTTATTAAACGAACACTTTATGAAAGCTGACGGTATGTTAGATGTTTCCAAAGTGCAACAATTATTTTAATATGAACATACCCGATTTTAAACACAGTAACAGTAAGTGGGCAAAAACTGCGGTTGTCGAAGGAAAACAATACCAGACAAAATCTTGCGAAGTGTGGATGAAGATAAAATTTCGCTGCAATAGCCAAGCCTGTCATTCCCGGCAACCTGCTTATATTGGTTGCACAATGTCTCAAGAGTTTGAGGATTTCCAGTTCTTTGCAGAGTGGTGTCAAACACAAATTGGTTACGGCTTGCCGAATTACCAATTGGACAAAGATCTTTTAAAAGAAGGGAACACTATTTATTGTAAGGAATTTGTAGGTTTTATTCCACAAAGCCTTAACAAGTTCTTCGAAGTTAAAAATAAAGTTTTACCTTACGGAGTATTCCCATGCGCAAATAGTGATAACTACCAAGCAGTTATCACAGTTGACGGTAAAAAGAAGTACCTTGGCGTTTACAAATCTATTTTGGATGCTTTTACAATTACTAGAGTGCATAAAGAAGCCGAAGCAAAGAAATGGGCACAACGGTTAAAGGACGGCGAATTTGTTATCGACCCACGTTATATCGAACGTATGAAAACTTGGAGTGTGCCATGTTAACATCTTTGAAGTTTTGTGCAGGTTCCGTTGCGAAAAAAGATTTCGTGATCGATTTAAAACATTTTGCAATAGAGAACGGGCGCATTCGTGGCTTCAACGGTGTACTTGCCCTTAGCACGCCCATACCCTTTGATATCGATTGCAATCCAAATGCGGAGCAGCTTATAAAGGCTGTGTCTAAGTGCAACGACACAATCCAGTTGAGTCTTACCAAAGCAGGCCGCTTGTCTGTTAAGTCCGGTGTATTCAAAGCCTTTATCGACTGCGTGCAGGGTGAAACAAATCATGTGGAACCGGAGGGAGAGTTTGTAAACTTTGATGGGGAGTTACTTCTCAAAGGCATACAGGCATGCGCAGCGTTTATTGGAAGCGATGCTAGCCGTCCGTGGGCGAATGGTGTGCTTATCAAGGGGCAAAGTATTTTTGCCACAAATAACGTTATGTTGGTGGAATACTACTTGGGTTCCGATTTCCCAATTACCGTCAACATTCCCAAAGCGGCTGTAAGGGAGATGCAGCGCATAAACGAGGCACCCATTACAGCGCAGGTAACGGAAAGAAGTATTACGTTCCACTACACTGGTGACCGCTGGTTGCGAACACAGCTTTATGCAACGGAGTGGCCCGACCTGTCTAAGGTGCTAAACCGTCCGTCCGAACAGGTCCCCTTAGACGAGCGTATTTTCGAAGGCTTGGAATCTGTTAAAGCCTTTGTGGATAAAATGGGTACGATATTTTTAACACCAGAGGAAATGCGCACGCACGCCGATGAGCAAGAGGGCGCAGGGTTTGCATTGGAGGGGTTTGGGTTTGAGGGTAAATACAATATTGAGATGTTAAACCTGCTAAAGGACACGGCAACCACAATAGATTGGAGTACCTACCCCGGCCCCTGCATGTTCCAAGGCGATCGTATTCGCGGTGCGATAATTGGCATGCGTAAATAATCCCAGTACAATAGCCTACCGCTGGGGGCACGGTTAACTGCCTTACTTCTATTCTGGTAAATACACATGGCAATTCGCGCAGATTCTATTGGGCTGTTTTGGGAAGACGAAGTTAAGGTCAAGGCCCCACCAGTAGAAAAGATTAAGCGCACTCCGCCAGAACGTGTTTGGGAGAACCCCGACTACTTACCAGACCTAGAAATTGCCAAGCTGTTTAAGCCTGTGTTCTACGAAGAACACGAGTTGGCACAAATATCCGAACCGCTGGTATTTGACTCCGAGATTTATCCAAACTATGTGCTGCTAGCCTTCCGCGGAATAGACTCTAAAAAGTCCGTGTACTTTGAGATAGACAACAAGCCTTGCGGGCGCACTGCGCATCTGCCAAAGCTAAAATGGCTTTTGGAACACAAGTGCATTATTAACTTCAATGGCCGCAAGTTCGACTTTGTTATTGCCGCCTTAGTTCTACACGGCTGTACAACGGAACAACTGTGGGATGCAACAGCTATGCTTATCGAGCAAGGTGCGCGACCACAAGATGTTCTTGGAAAATACAAGTGTCCTAGACTGGGTAAAATAAACCAAATAGATTTGATAGACCTAACCGCCCTAAGCCCCGGCTTGAAGGTGTGTGCGGGTAGGCTGCACGCGAAGCGCATGCAGGACCTCCCGTTTGTACCCGGTAGGGCATTGACGGAAGACCAAATAGCTATTTTGTTCATGTACTGCTTTAATGACTTGGATAATACAGAGTTGCTATACCGTAGTCTGTTGGAACAGATTGCGGTGCGAGAAGATACGGGTAAGCGCTATAAGCTAGACCTGCGTAGCCACTCTGACCCACAAATGGCAGAGGCTATTATTTCCAGCGAACTAAAACGCATCACTGGTGCAAAGTTCTTCCGTCCAACCGCCCTACTTCCCGGGACGTGGTACAGATACCAAGTACCAAATTTTATCCAGTTCCAAACCCCAATGCTTAATGCGGTGTTGGAGAACGTTAGGAATGCTATATTCCGTGTGTCGGAAGCAGATGGCAATATTATTATGCCAGAGGAATTAGCGGCAGGGACGGTCGACATAGCAGATGGTAAGTACCAGATGGGTATTGGTGGGTTGCACAGTACAGAAAGTTCTGTGTGCCATGTTGCAGACGAAAACTACTTTATTGCGGATACAGATGTTACCTCTTACTATCCGACACTAATTCTAAACGCTGGCATCGCCCCAACCAATCTGGGTCGGGACTTCTTGAAAGTTTACAATAGCATTGTGAAAGAGCGTATTGCGGCGAAGCATGCTGGCAATAATGTGGTAGCAGATTGCTTAAAGATTGTGGTTAACGGAACATTTGGCAAGTTAGGCAGTAAGTATTCCATCATGTACGCGCCTAACTTAATGCTACAGGTAACCCTGACCGGGCAGCTTTCTTTGCTTATGCTTATTGAGGCATTTGAACTGGCAGGCATACAGGTTATATCGGCCAACACTGACGGCATTGTGGTCAAGTGCCTGCGTAGCAAGGAAGCCCTATTTAACGCGATAGTAAAAGGCTGGGAGCAGCATACCGGGTTCGGTACAGAGGAAGTTCGTTACAAGGGTGTGTACAGCCGGGACGTGAACAATTACTTTGCTGTGTACGAAAAACCACAGAAGAAAAAGCAGTTCAAGTTAAAAGGCGTTTACAGCGAGACGAACCCAAAGAAGAACGCTGTAAATGAAGTATGCATTGATGCTGCTACTGCCTTCATGGCGAATGGTACGCCTATTACGACCACAATACGCGAATGCCACCATCTGCGTAAGTTCACCACCATGCGCCGGGTTAAGGGCGGAGGGGTAAAAGACGGGCAGTACCTTGGGAAGATAATTCGCTGGTACTACAGCACGGAGGCACAGGGGGAGATTGTGTCTGCTACAAGCGGTAATAAGGTAGCTAGAAGTGAGAATGGCAAGCCTTGTATGGACTTGCCGGATGAGTTGCCAACAGACATCGACTATGCTTGGTACGAGGCCGAGACGTACAAAATATTGAAAGAGATTGGTTACGCTAGTAGGCCGCTGTAGCCGCTTAGGGCCTTTGGTAAGGGGTAGCCCCACCCCGGCAAAATAGGCGGCTTGGTGCCCCATTTTGCTGCCCTGCCGCCCTACTGCACTATTTAACAGGCCATGCGTCCGTTAAGGTTTGGACGTCGTTGGCGTGTCGATCAGCTTTTTCCGCCACCCCTGTATATCGCTCTGTGCATTGGTTGAGTACGTCACTGAGGGTAGCGGCTCGCTTAATGCAGGCTTCGGCGGAAAGACCTGCGAGTTGTCGCTGGGACTCTTCAAGCTCCACCCGCAGCCGCTCACGCTCGTCACGAGCAAGGCTAATAGCAATACGCAAATCGCGATCACGAACCTTCGCAGCATTCTGCGCTTCAATAACCGTATCTGCACGGCGAATAGACGTCGCGGCATTATCTCTAACTTCAACCAGTTTCTGTTCTGCATTGTCTTTCTCCTGTGAATCTCGGTGCCAGCCTTGTGCCGTCCAGCCTGAAAAGAATGCACCTGCCAATAGGGCAATAGTTCCAAGAATGTTATAAGGGAATGGAATCATTGTGGCCCCGCCTTTTCCAACTTTTTATCTTGGAAATCTTTCACCGTGGCCATTGTTTTATCGTAGGCAGCATGACCAACCGCATAGCCGCCATAAACCAGCCAAGTGTTAATATCGAAACCATTTTTCCAGGTATTAATAGACACAAACACTGCCAGTAAAAAGTGAAAGGTAGATGCCGATAACTTAGTTAGCGACATGCTTCCATCTTTACTTTTGATTAAATCAAGTGGACTCATGGACAACCTTTCCCCATTGCATGACCGCCGTAAACACGTCGTTCAAAACGGTCTTTAGAAAACTCACCTGCTGTACTTTTAATCTGATCGGGTAACCATTGCATATTCCAAACAGCATCTGCACCACCACAGGCGCGAGGGATAACATGGTCAATTGCCCATCCTGGACAAGATCCTGCATGCAATCCAGTGGAAGGACAAGCCCATTGCTTCTTGAATGCATTAAGTACGGCTACAGATCTTGTAGCCTCGCCTGCTGCATTCCTGGTTACCACACCTAGATACCGAATATCTTTTGTAGCGTCAGGAACCTGTGCCCAGATAGAAGAAATGGGTAGAACAAGAAGCAGTGCAAACTTTAGGGAACTTTTGAGCATAGGGTGACCACACCTGTAATACCAAACTCCGCGCGAATGTCTCCATTGGTTGCGGGGGCGCTTGGTTTGGATACGTCGCATAAAGCCCCTACGGTGGCGCGTGTAACTTCCTTGGTTCCCAGAACGCCGTTGACCAGCGCAAAGGCTGGACGAGACGTGTATGTACCATTGGCCTTCACACTCCAAACTACAGCCTTAAACCCTGTGGTCCAAGTGGCCCAATTGTCTGAAACCCACTTGAACCGCTCAGCGCACAAATCCTTCGCGGCCTGATCTGGTGGTGCATCGCAGGTCCACTTAACGTTGCCTACCCATTGGGACTGCGCTTCAGTACGCGGGGACGTTGCAGCGATGACCTTCAGTACGGACATGCCGAAGGCACTTGGGCTGCATGTGGAGTGACTACACGAGAGACCATCGACATAAACACCATTCCCAAGAGGCTTTGTGCACAGTACCGCAATGTGCCTGCCTAGGGTTAAGTAGTCGTACTGAAAGCCAACCGGGCTACAGGTAGAAATAGGCGGTAGTATCTCCGCCCTGCTGTAGTTAACGCCGAGGCAGAGTAGTGCCAATACAATGGCATAAATTCTAATTTTCATGCTATATTCTTTATGGTAATCCAGATTTCTTCGCCCTGTCCAATGGCATCCTGTATGTCGGCAAATAGCCCTGCAAACGCGACTGCGGAACGGGTAATGGTATCTCCGTGTCGTTCCATTCCCACCAAGATACATCCGTGAGTGTCTGCGGCTGTATTTCCTGGGTGGATACGGATGCCCTCGAAATTAGGTACGTTAAGCAGCAAAGGCAGGTCACGCTGAAAGCGATTACTGAAAGTGACAACAATACGATACCGACCATAAGGTATGGCAGTCTCTCCATAAACTTTCTCCCCATCAGGACGAACTATATCTTCAAGCGTATAGCACTTTTCTACTTCGTTAGCATATAGCTTGCCAATTGTACAAACTGCACCACACACGGCACGAACAAGTTCTATTTCCATAGTTATTCCTTTAAATAGTTTCTGACTCGTTATCTGTTTTAATCAGATCGTTAAGTTCTGCTTGCATAAACTCCGGAATTGGTGTCCCATGCTGGCGCATAAGCCCGACAAACTGGCGCACTAGCATCTCCGTGCGCGTCAACTTAGTTTGCTGGCGATGCAGCTTAATATCCATTTCGTTAAACGCATGCCGTAGCAGGCTATTGTCAACCTGTACAGCTTCAATCTGTTTCCGCAAACTTTCGTAGTTTGCAGTAGTAGCTGCGGCACTTGCCTGATTGTTAGCTTCGTTCTTCCAAAATGTCATCATTTTTTGAACAAAGTAAGCAGCCCCAGCAAGTACGCCAGTTCCACCAAGAACTTGTTCCGAAATATCCCATTGCGTAGGAGGAATCATTTTTTAGCCTCTGCTATGTTAGCCGCACCAACCCAAACCTCAACAAGAACAAGAACAAACATAGTTAGGTCTGCGCTTCCAATAGAGCGGATAGGGTTATCCATAAAACTTAGCAAGGTGAATAACCACAAGTAGACGCCAAGCAGCATGGTGAAGTAGGCCAGCAAACGCTTGTGGTCGTTTAGAGCAAGATATACTTTTGCGCAACTATAGATAAAAAATGCTAGGCCCCAAACAGAGGCGGGGGCATGGCGAAGCATTGAGTTGTAGGCACCTCCCGTGGAGTCTGCAAACCACAAACCGAATGCAAATAAGAAGCCTGTAATAGAAAGAAGTATTCTTAAACCAAATACATCAGCAAGAAACAATTTTTTAACAGAGTTAGTCATTGTTGATCCTCTGGTAAGTTAAACTTCGCATTGTTATAAGCCCATTCGCAGTGATTTGACTTGTGCCACTTAAAGAGCCAGTCTATAGCTGGACGAAACTTGCCATAAAACATCCCTCTTTCTTCTGCCCGCCATGCTGCACTACTAAAGGATTCGTAAGGATACGAACCACCCAGAGTAGCCAAGGTGAATAGAAAACAGTCTGCTGCAAAGATGATATTAACAAGACGTGCTAACATATTCCGCAATTTTAACGGAAAAGGGCCACGTCTAGCTAATTATTTCTTTGAGAAACTAACTGGATATCTTATTTAAAAAGTTTACGCATGGCACTAGGGCACCAAACGACAGCACCACCCTCTCTCCACCCTTAATAGGCGTCGAAGCGTGTACATATTTACTAGCCATACAAAGCCATGCAGACCCTTCGTTAACATTCAACTCTACCCCAGCAATAACTGGGTTTCCCCCGAAATCCGGTTTGCGAGCCATAATATTTACTCTAACATGTTCCATTCCAAATGGGGCTTCGTCGATGTGTGGGTGCACATAGGCTCCTGCTAAGTAATGGTTCCCGATAAACGTACCAAACATAGGTTCTGGCTGCGCTCCCTGAAGGCTAAATAAGTCCATCACCTCTTGCCACTGCGGGTGGACTAGATGGGACTTATACCTTCGGCCGTACCCGTTGGGTGTTGCCAATCCCCAGTTTACCTCTGGGACAACAATGGGGAATGGCAGAGTTATTGGCATAAACACAACAGTAGTTATGCCTTAACCTTTGACGCAAAAATAAACAGATCGTCGAGCTGCGTTTCTGTTAAGCCAAGCATCTGAGCAAGGGCTAAGACGGTTGGAGACTTCCTACGAAATTCCTGCGCATCCTGCCAAGCAAGTTTGGATAGTACGGGGGTGTCCGCAAGTGCCATATAGGTATCAATTGTCTGCAAATAACCAGCTTGGTATAGAGCAACGCGGGCTTGAAATCTTGAAACCGACTCTGGCACGGCAGGTCCGGTAGGCTCAGGAGGTGCAGGAGGTGGATTTGGATCTGCAAAGCCGGACTGGGCGCTGTATACCCATCCCATTAAAGGTATGGCGTTATCCGGAACCAGTACAGCCGTGTGGCCGGGGAAACTCTCCGCAGAATCCCCAACCACAAGATTGATAACTACAGATTGTTCGTTAAGAAGTGCAAATGTACTCATGTTATTAAAGACCTTGAAAAGTCCTCCGGGTTAGCCCCTGCGGGAATGCAGGCGGGATCAATAATGTCGTTAAGCCCACTGCCCCAGCGCAGAGCGTGAATACAGTAGGCCACTGTATTGTCCTCGAGCGCTACCAGTTCGTGCACTTTATCCTTATGGATAAAAATCATTTTGGGTGCTTTGAACTCCGAGGTTTGCCCCTCAATAGTTACTCGCAGGCTTCCGCTTGCAAGTAGGGTCATGTGGTCAAACTGGTGGGTATGTCCAAGCTCCGTATCTCCCGCCTTCAGAAAGTGCATCTGACGAGAGAAAATATTTGCAATGCTGCTAATTTCAATTTGCGGCTGTTCCATCTGTGGCCTCTATGCGTATTCGTAAACAGTAACCATCCCAGAGCCACCAGCTCCACCTGCTTGTGCGGCATAACTGGTATAGCCGTAACCAGCAGTCCCTCCATACCCTCCGTACCCGCCGTTTCCACCTTGACCGGAGTTTGTCTGACCGGCAACACCTGTACTTTGGGAGGGGTTTTGTCCACCCATAAAGCCATAGCCTACGCTTCCGGGTTGCGGTGTAAAACCACCTGTTCCTGTTGTTCCCTGACCTGCGGTAAGAACCGAGCCAAAAGATGTGGTTCCACCACTTGCTCCAATAGTCACAGTTTGCGTAACCACATTGGTGGTAAATAACCTTCTAAGTGCTCCAGATATTCCTCCTGCACCAGAGGCTCCGTAGCTTCCGGAGGCATAAGTCGGGGTAGCCCCCGTTGCCCCCGGAGCACCGGGACCAAGGCACTCGACCAGAATTCGAGATACCCCTGCTGTCGGGGTGTAGGTAAAGCTTCCAGATCCTGTGAATACCTGAACGTTTAGGAGTGCGCCAGCCGGAGCCGTTTTACCAACAGAGCGAAAATTACTGCCATCGCAAAGAATGACAAGGGATTGTCCTCCGGCCAGAGATACCGTTGTGCTGCCGTCAAGCGTCTCTGTTCCGTTCGGGTCCACCGTAATGGCGCCGGAGCCTGAGTTGCGCACAGAGAACGCGAAGCCATCCCCCAGCGTATTTGCCGCAGTAAGGGCTAGAGTGAACGTACCGCTTAGATCGAAATGAGTACCTCGGTCTGAAGCAATTACCGTGTAGCCCGCAGTCTTAGTGACCACCTTGTTATATGGAGCGCCCATTGCCTGCAAAGCTGGGGATTGTCCTCCAGTAGTTCCAAGGAGGCCTGAAAGAAAATCTCTTAAGCCTGTAATTGCTATCTTAAAGGCACCTTCGCTTACGGAACCAGACGTAAAGTCTGAGCTTGGGGGTAGTGCTGCCATTTAGTATCTCCACATAAGAGTTGTGTCTATTGCATTCCACATAAGGGTTGTGTCGTTAGCTGCCCACATATAGTCAGCTGTTCCGCCATAAAGGATTTGAGTCCATGGCCCACGAGCAATACCAACTGCTGCCACACGCAGGATTGTAGCATTTCCGTATAACGCTGTGGCGGTATAGTTGGAGGTAGTTGTTTCGCCTGTTCTAGTCCACGAAATACCATCATAAGATTGTTCAATTAAATAGTGGTCAGCCCAAGGACTTGGCGTCCATGTCATCAACATGGCTGCTGCATCATTTGGCATTGAACGAGCAAGTAAACCTAACACCAGAGGCATATTTGTGTAGCCAGCCAGTTGAGAGGTTACTTGCGTTGGAGTTAGTTGACCACTTTCAGCAGTATGAACATTATCGTCTTCATTTACACAAAGAATAGTTGACGTATTAATACTATCCGGTTTAACCGAAAGTACCCTAGCCCTTTGACGCCAAGTTTCAGCCCAGCCAAACATAAAATGTGTCCGCTCTTCTGCTCCACCTGTATAAATTGTAAATCCTGGAGCAGTTGTGCAGACAAGTTTATCGGGTGTTCCGCCAAGAGTTACCAAGTAGGGACCATCTATAGAGCCATCCCGCTTGCGTAGACCAAGATAGTGAGGACCTGAGCCCCAAGTAACTACTTCGTTTGTAGTATAAACATAGCCAGATGCACTTGCCCCAGTGGTTACAATATAGTCCTTTGCAACAGAACCTGCCTCCAATTGGGCACCCCAAACATAAATTCCCTTTGATATATCGCCTGTATAGGACGCTAAAATATAGGATGCCCATGTTGGTGTTGCACTATTTGAGGCAGCAACAATTGCGTCAACTCTTCCTGACGTGTTAGTTGCTGTAACAGATACTCTATACCAACCATTGCCAACATTAGTTACAGAATAACTTGGGCTAACTGGAGAACCTGCAGAGCGAATGTCTAGTACATTTCCGGTTACTAAATCGATTAAAATTGAGTAGCGATTGGTAATAGTATCTGTTGCAATTTGTATAGAGGCCCATTGACGTTCTGCCTGTTTAACATAAAACGAAGCAGTGAATGGACCAGCAGATTGAGTTGATCCTTGGTAATGGTAATGCCCAAGTGTTGAGGTAGTCTCAATAATTTTGTCTGCAGTAGTTAAACCATCTGGTGCAACTGTAGCATTGGCACTCAATGTACTGGTTCCCTCTGGTAACCATGCGGAATTATCAAACTGCTCCGAATAGGTTAGCAGGTTTGTTACGGAACCGCTGTAGCCAGTTATTTCCCCGCTCTGCCCCCACCCCGGCATGTCGTGCTGGATGGCGATCAGGTCTCCGAACGATGGAATAAATCCCTCCATCTCGGTCTTAAACGTGATTAGCCTACGGCGATAACGATTAGAGGCTGCTTGGTACATACCTTCGCGAAATGCTTGATCTCGTCCCGTTACACCGAATAATTCAATTTTTGCCGGTGTAGCAGCAACAGACGTTGGGAGTTTTGCACGAACAGTTGCCTGTGCCCATCTACCAGAATCGAAGTATTTAACATCTACCGCATCTGCTGTCTCTGGGGTAGGCATCAAATATTGGATGCTAAAAGAACCCTGTACAATGTTGCGGGTACTGAACATAGCCACAGGAATTGTCAATGCTTGATCTCTCATTACTCGAAGCACACCACCTTGTAAAAATGGTTTTGTACGAACAGCACCGGCTATCTTTGTTATTACTTCCCAGAAATTTAAGAAGTTGTCGAAGCGACCATCAAAACTATCACTGCGACCAGTACAAGTTGTATTCAGGGTAAGAAGGCTGGCTAAATCGATTTGAGAATCGGTCATTCCTATTTGCTTGCAAACATATGCCATAGCCCAAGAAGGACTCCTTGTGGCTGTATTTGCACTCCAGGTTGAACCGTTCCAGATTGGAAGTTTTCTGGTAACAATAACATTAACTTTTCGGCTTGCAAGAGACGATAAGTTATTACTAGCTTTCATTCGGATAGCAAGTAAAGTAGTATCCCCAAACAGTGCAACTTCTGGTAGGTAAGATCTTAAACCTGCCCACACTATATTATGGCCGTAAGATGATCCTGTTTGTTCAGAATCTGTTCTACGAACTCTAACCTCGTAACGTCCCGCTGCAACAGGATATCTTTCGCTATAACGTTGAGGAGTGGTAGTTCCGCCCGTATAAGTTTTGGCAAAGAGTGTGGCCCATACCCCCGCACTTCCGGCCAATGGAACACCAATAGTATCTACACCTCTATACTCTACCAAGGTAGAAATACTCATATTACTAAGTGCGCCTGTACTAAGATTCATTGAGTATATACCTTTTGGCATAACCCAATCAAATCCTAAAAAGTTAGCCTGAGTTGTTCCAGGGTTAGTAATAAACCCTCCAACCCAATCTCCCATAGTCACATTTCCGCTTCCTGTATAACTGGGGGCAGTAAATGTCAAAGTATTAGCATCTGGAGCCGTGGCTACTGTATATGTTCCAGAGGTTGCGCCACCAGAGGTAATGTTAAGATAAAGTATTGCGCCAGAAGACTTTCCGTGACCCGTAAGGGTAACCGTAAGAACGGTACCGGCTTGAGAATATGTGGCAGACCAACATGCAAGGGACTGTCCGGATACTTCTACACTAGCCAGTACATTAGCCGGAAATAGGGTAGGGGATTCCGTTGGCTCAACCTTTTGAATTGTAATCTCTTCAAAATTTCCAGTAGGTGTAAAACTATTACCCGTGGCAATAATGGTATCTTCGATACGAACAGACTCAAAGTCGTAGTAGCCTCTGCCAACACAAAGGAGTTGATATAGGTATTGTTCGTTTCCTGCATACTCTGTGTAAGGCTGTGCAGCAAAGTCCGGGTAAGCAATGTGCCTGCCAAAATGCTCCGGGATAGCAGCGTCCAGCCGCGCCATGTTGCCCTGTGCCTGTAGGCTGTAGGTAGGGCTAGGTGTGGACAAACTAGCCGTTTGTAGGGCACTTGTAGCGGCTTTTGGGGGTGGAATAATGGCATTAACTAGGGCCATACCAACCATTGACGCACCTGCGGTCCACGCTGCTGCACTTCCCCCTAATACGCCTGCCCCGAATATCCCAGGACCCATAAATGCACCAATTTCCGGTGCAAATACAAGCACAGCCAGAGTAAGAATAGTTCGCATTGGATCGGAACCACCCCCATCCCCTCCACCTCCACCCTGTGGTAAGGCACGAACATCAATAAAGGCAACAGATTGGAAATCGTTAGGAACTAAATCCCAATTAGCCCGAAGTATTGGCTTTCCGTCTACAAACACAAGATACGGAAGTTCCCAAAGTGGGTCAAGCTGTTTTAAACTCAAACCACTATATTCCTCTATCCTGCGGCTATTTGGGGATAGAATATTTTCAAGATAAACAACAGTAGTCATTGGCGCAACTCGAAAAATTCACGGCGGCCAAATCCGCTAACTGGCCAAGAACTATCTGATGTAAATATTACACCAGCACCTTTAACGCAATGTAATACACCACCACCATCTATATCTAACCAAGTACCAATGTGCATGGGACGTCGAATAATTACAGCACAACCCTGTTTTGGCGCATCTAATTTTGTCCAACGTTTACGTTCTGGATGGTCTCCAAATAGATGTGCAAGAGAAATAGGATCTTCGTAGTTAGTTGCAATAATACTAGGAACAGCAATCCCGAAATGTTCTTTTTGAATATTTCGAAAAAATCCCATACAATCGTAACTATTTGGACCTTGCGCACCAGCCTCCCAAGGAATACCAATATAGTTAACAAAAGTCATAGCAATCCCGGAAATACTTCGGAGCTATACTCTTTAGTTGGAAATCGTTTATTCATTAGATTTGCAAAGGAGGCCACGGCTGTAACCTTATACAAATCGGCAGTAACCGACATAATTGTTAAACTTAATGGTGGATTATTTTGAGGGCTGCTTAAATCGGAACTTAAAAATTCACGATAAATAACACTAACCATGTCGGTTGTTGAAAGGGATGCCTCTATGTTAGCCACAATAGAACGGTCTACATTATCTAACGAGATGGTAACCTGCGGAATGCCATCTGGAGAAATATCTGGACGCGTGAAGTCAAAATTGAATCCTACAAACGTCACGGCTGTGCTAGGATTTCTAGGAGCAGTTGCCTCAAGTGTGGCTACAAGATCTGCAAAGTCTCTTACAATACGGATTGGGGATGTAAACGCAGGATGGTATAGCTCTAATGTGTGGTAAATGACCACATTAGAGGGTGCAGCCGCATACGCTTCTTTAATTGCTTGAGTTAAAGTGGTGTCCGGCATTATCGAATTTCCAGTCTTGCTGTAACCGTCCAACTATTTGTATTTCGATAAACAGCTTTATGGGCACCGACAAATTTAGCGGTAACACTGGTCAACCCTCCGCCACCAACGGGTAGATTAATTGAAAACCAACTAGCACCCCCTGCCGCACCTGTTGAGGAATTATCTACCCATGCACGAAATATTGTATATTGGCTATCGGACATTTGCCAAGAAACACTTGCCTTATCGTTTTGCGCAGTTGTGCGTCTACGTGTACGGCTAGCACCAGATTCCATTTGCGTAGAAATTGTCTGATCCACTGGCTCAAGCGAATAATCCCATGTGGGATTAGGTAAGGTTGTGGGCCAGCTAGACATTAATAGGCTCCGGCTACTCGGTTAAGACCATAGGTTTGAGACATAGCACTTGGTACAGAACCAGATCCTTTGGAAATATCTCCAGCAATAGAGTTTTTAACTTTTTCCACAAATACATCCAGTACATCTGTTCCGTTTTCGGTACGGCGATTTTGTGTTCCGCCATTACCGGGAGATTCGATAATATTGACAGTTACTGTGTTCCCACCGCCTCCGCTGGATTGTACACCCAATTTTCCGTTCGCGCCACGAGTAAGCGGCATAACAGCTTCCGGTCCAGCCTCCCCTGCAATGGCTTGTGAAAAACCACCTCCGCTAGCAAACATAAACGGAGTTGTTCTGGTTAGAACACTATTGTGAAATGCACCGCCATCGGCAAATCCCTGTACACCAGATGAAGTAAACGCATTACCGTTGGCGTTGAATAGAGAGGCAAGCCAAGACCCGCCACCCATCATGGCAGAGGACATGCCTTTCATCATACTTTGGCGAACTTCAATACGAATCAAATCGCTAATAATACTATCGGCTAAACTTTTAAAATCTAATTTGCCAGTCTTTACAAAGTTAACCATTATGTCTTCCATACCTTGAAATGCTTTATCGAACATTTTTTCGGTATCCTTAGCCACATTATTAATACCATCTAGGTAGTTCTTGTAAGACTCTTTTGCACCATTGTTCCAGTCTTTATTTATGCGTGCAAGAATTTCTCTGGTACGCTTGTAGCTTGCAACTTCGTCGTCGAAAGACTTTGTAGCAATAGCTAAACGTTCGTTTGCCCACTGCTTACCACGAATAACACCCTCGCGTTCAATAGTATCTTTCTCTTTTTGACGACGTGTCTCGATACCATCCAGTACAGCCATATCTGAACGCCCAGCAGAACCAATACCAACACCTGCAATTTTAGATGCAGCAAGATGTTCTACTGTGGCTATATGATCTTTAGCAGCAACATTTGCAGCTTTTAATAGTTCGTTATTCTTAGCAATGCGTTCGCCCTCACGCTCGCTCTCTTTATTAGAACGTTCTTTAGCAGCCGCAGCAGCTTTATTGATTTCTACTTGGTTTTGAGCCAAATCTCGACGCTCTTTTTCAGCTCCAACATTTGCGGTCAGTTTGTTATACTCTTCAACCGTTATGTTATGAGTTTTCAAAGCAGCATCAAGTTTAACCAACTCCTCAGACTGAAAGCGTTCTGCAGCAGTTTGCTTCTTACCACTTTCGGTCATGTCGTCTGTAGCATTGGAAAACTTAAGAATATCGTTAACCAACTTTTCGTAGGTGTCAAGATGTTCTTTTGGCTTCTTACTGATTTCCAACTTGTCGTAAGCTGCAATTAAATCGTCTACTTCTTTTTTTGCTTTTTCTGCAACTTCGGGTGTTGTTGTAGGAGATGCAAGAATTTTAGCAAGGTTTTCCTCTGCCGCAGCTTTCTTAGTTTCGTAAATACCAATTTTATCGGCCTTAACTTTAATAGCCTCTGCATGATTCTTTTCCAAAGCCAAGTTTGCTTCGGTTTGTTTACGAGAACGTTCGCCTTGCTCATATGCAGCATTTCCAATAATAATTGCTTGTCGTTTCAGTTCGGTAACTTTTTCTTCCTGTGCAGAAATTTGTTCGGGTGTTATTTGGAAATTGCGCTGGTAATCCTTGTTATGGTAACTATCTAATTTTGTTTGTTCCGTTTTTAATAAATCTGTTGGAGAAGCGTCTTTTCCCCAACCCATAACAGCATCTTTAGCACCACCAATAGCGTGCTTAATTCTATTCCAAGCACTTTCAATATTTCCAAGGTTAGCTTCCATTTCTGCAGTACGACCTTTTAGTGCGTTTGCAAATGCTTGGGTTGCTAAAGTAGAGGCTTCTTTTTGACGGCCCTCGGATTCCAAAGCCTGGATGTTTGCAAGTACAGCCGTACTTAGGAAATGGTATTCCCCATCTAGTTTAACGGTAGCACGGCTAATTTCGTCGGAATAGCGAGAATGTGCTGTTGCCTGTACCTGTAGGGATTCAAACTGAGATACCAGCTTACCAACACCCTTCTCCCCCATCCCTGTTGCATGTTCTATACCCACAATGGCGGTACCAACCATTGCAATCTCATCTCTAGTCATCTTACCGCTAGATGCTAACTGCGTCATTATGTCCTTGGCTACTGCTATGCTGCCATGTGCGCCCGCCGCAGCATGGGCCATATCGTTCAATCCAGAAGCAGTAGTTCCCGCATAATTGCCAGTCATAATTAAAGCATCGGCCATTGCCTTTTGCTCAAGTATGCCCTTAACCATAAAATAGGACAATGCTACACCAACGGCAACAGTGCCCATGATGGCAAGGCCCAGTCCGCTCATTGCTAGAGCAGAAAGGTCGGAGTATTCCGCAAACACCATCATGGTTGCGGGTATGCGACTAAAACGTCCCTGCACCATTTCGTGCGCCAATACAACTGCTTCGGTTCGCACCCGGCTAGTATTCAACCGTATATTTTCAAACTTCTCAGCAAGTGTTTCGGTTTCTTTAATTGCTCCGGTAAGAGATGCGGAGCCAAACTTATTGGCAATGGTACTATCGCTAACCCCAGCCGCCTTGTAGGTAGCAATTTCGGCTTTGATGCGAATTTGTTCGTCTCGAGATTTCAACGCCCAAGCAATTTCAGACATCGCTTGACGCTCTGCTGCTGTTGCCGCATCGTCTGCTGTCCGTTTATTAGCTGCTGCAATTTGTTGGGCAGTCTTATTAGCTTCTTTAACTTTATCGTTTTCTTCCTTGATGTACATTGCTGCTGCACGCGCAGTAGCATCTTGTGCATCAAGTATGGATTTGTGACGTGCATCTGCAATAGCTTGCTCAGAAGCCTTTGCCTTAGCCACAATATTGTCGTAATACTTTTGACGGGAATCCAGCTCGGTCTGTCTTGCCGCTTCCGCATCGGAGGCTTCCTTTGCCCGTACACGATTTAAATTTTGAATGTCTTTGGCAAGGTCTTGCAAATAACCCTGCTCATTACGATGTTCTTGAGATAGCTCTTTTGCACTGCTGGTTGCAAGCCTATCCATTTCTTCCAGTTCTTTAAGTAGCTGAATCTGGTAAAGAATTTGCTCGTTTGCACCCATTGCAATTGCCGAGTATTCGTACTGGGCAGACTTTGCACCTTGGTAAGAAATGATAGAACGGGTAATTTGTGCCGAGAGTGCCTCCGTTGCAGAAGCGACTTTACCTGCGGCTTTTACCCGTTCTTCGTCTGTTTGAACTACTTCCGCAGCAGCATCGCGGAACTCTTCCATTTTTGCAATGGCAGCATCGGCACCTTCCGAAACGTATATAATCCCAAGTTCCGCAAGATCCATTATGTACCCCAATGCTATTTCTTACTAGATGACTTCCGCTGCTGTTGTTCAGCACGAAACCCAATGTAGGCCGAATCAAGCGCCATTATACACCGAATTTCAAACGGAGTAACGTTTATTTTCAATAACGTCGACCAGTTATATATCTCGGTATATGAGATGTGCCCTTCCTCCATTGCTACAGGTCGGGTTTTATGTAACTCTAACCACCAATCCCAAATATAAGATAGCTCTGGTGGAATTGGTGGTACATTCAACTGATCTGGCATTACACCAGACTGTTTCCAGTAGTTATTAAGATGGGTTTCTAATGTTAGCCCATCGTCCGTTGGCTCTGAAAGTTCTAACCTTCCTTTGACAGCGGCTAATAGCGTTGCTATTAGCCCTTCAAAAAATTTGCTTCGGACTCCAGTGCCACAGTAATTTTATCGCGCCATGTGGGCATACGACTTAGCATGGCCGGAACCATTGCCTTGTCAAATGGGGCTGGCATACCTTGCTTCTCAAAGCCAAACCAGTTCTTGACCACAGAAGATGCCAAAGCAATCTCATTTGCTTCAATCATTTTGGCAATAATACCGGCACCTTCGTCCGTGCTGGTATCCAAAGCAGTTTTGCGCTTTGCCGCACGCTTGAGTCCATCAATGCGTACAAGACGGGCTGCATCCTGATACTCTGTACTGTTCTTGCTTGCAATGAAGAAGCCACACTTGTCGTTTCCTTCTGCGTCCTGCACGACACCAACTTTAAAGAGAACTTCTTCTGCGGTGCCAGTCAACTGATCCAAATCGAAACCTACTGCTTGTGTCATAATTGTCTTTCTATTTACTTACTAAAAAACCCCACGGTGTTACCCGTGGGGAAGAGACACAGGGGAGCCAGAAGTTCTCCCCTGTGAGGGTTAGGCCAACGAATCTTGGATTGTGATAATCGTTTGATCGTTTGCCAATGCTGCTCCGCCTGCTGCATTGATTTGTGCAGTAAAGGGATAGGTACGAATAATGGCCTTTTCGCCATCATCTAGTGCCGCGTCTGTCAGTTTAATAGCCGACAAATTGAAGGACATGAAGTCTGCAATGTTGGTAGTATCCGCAGCCATCACCGCCACAAGGGAGGTAATGGTTTCAGTGTCGTACAAATCGCGCAAAGTTGTACTGTCGAACAGGGCTGTGAATTGGCCTGTAACTTCGATACGTCCGCGAGCCATGTCTGGCGCATAGTTGCTTCCAACCACTGGGCCTTCTGGAGCCAATGCAGTTTTGACAGTAAGGCTGATGCCTGTTACAACCTGATTTTTTGTACCGTTTACCAACAGCACACCACGGACAGCAGTAAGCACTGGGCTTGTGGTGGCAGAGGATGGGGATGTCAAAGCCTGTGCAACACCGGCAGTACGAACACCCAAACCGGCAGCAGTTAACTTGACAGTTGCATTTCCAGAAGCAGGCAAACCAATGTCCATTTGACCAATGCGAATATCGGGATACAATTCGCTCTTGGACAAATCTGCATACCATTCTTCAATGGTAAACAGGGTATCTGTATGACCAGTTAGTGGAACCAATGCCTTCTTACCAACCACCGTAACGGTACTGGATGCAATTGGGCCTTCTGCAATCAGCACAGTTCCATTCAGCGTTACGCAGGTAATAACCGTTGCTGTCACCGCCGTAACAATGCAGTTATTGTCACGGTTTACAGGATTGGCAAAGGTGCCAGCAGTAATGCGAATCACGTCGCCAACTTTAATACCAGCCGCAAGGTAATCGCCGGAACCACGGGTAATGGTGAAGGGGCCAGCGCCAGCAATGGTAAGCGACAATGTGGTCAGTGCTGCCGTTGCGGTAAACACTTTGCGAAGCAGACCAGCAATTAATGCCGAATAGGTTCCAGGAGACAGCAAACCATCAAAGTTCCAAGAACTGGAAGCTGTACCCAGATTAACACCTGTGGATTGTTGGTGTTGAACAATTTCGTCGTTGGTGTACGACGCACGATTGATTTCTGCAATGGAGGTCTTGCGACGCAAGATTTGTCCACCCGCGCCAATTGCGGGGGTTCCCAAAGAAACCTGAGCCTTATAGGCCGTGATTTTATTGATGCCTTGTGCGACTGTCATAATGATGTCCTTTTAAAAATCCGCAGAGCGGAGGTGAGTTACGCGTAAATATCCGACCTATACCAAATTTTCACCGGCAACTGAATGTCGTCCGATGAACCCTGTAAATACCCAAATTCTGGTGTATCGGAAATAATTACCTTTACTCCAGCATTTACTAGGGTGGTGCCCTTTTTAAAGAAGCTTCGAATTAACTCAGCTCTTGCCATTGCAGCACCAACTCCAATACCCACAGGATAAACCAAAGTCACCTGGAACACCCCATGCTCCCGATAGAAGCCACCACCTTGCGTTGGCTCGTCTGGCTTAAATGTTGTCATAAATATCAATTGATAGGGCATTCCCTGTACCACTTGATACGATGTATTCTGGTATGCCGTCAAGTTTCCCAAAACGCTACCGCCAGTCCCCGGGATTGTAACAGCTAGCGGGGCTTTTGTGGCACTATTTTGTAAATTAAAGGTTGTGGGCGAAAGTACGATAACGAGGTATGTGCCTGCAAGGCTCGGTGTGCCCCCGGTGTAGCCCGGGAGGGTTACAGGCATGCCTGTAACAAGCCCGTGGGGGCCTGTTGTGCTAAATAGGGCAGGGCTACCCACACCAACGGTAAACGGCACGGCTGGTAGTATTGGTGGCACTGTGGCAAGCTGTGCCTCAAGTGCCGCGCGAATTAAAACCATGCTCATCTTACACGCCCACCTTCTGATTTGATTTGCTCTGCAACTTTTGCAACCATCTGACTATACTCACCCCGTACTCGAGTTAAAGTATGAGCAGGCATTTGTGTAGAGTGTCCATCTTCCAGCTCACGCGCATAAGGAACGTTATTAACAAGATAGAACTTATATCCACGACTTGCAGCCGCAGGAATGCGACCAATATTTTCTCCAACAGTGTTAACACCGGAAGGATCTATTTTACCTTCTAGCCATCCCACAGGTCGCTGGTTTACACCAAGTTGCCAATTACCCCGAAACTGTCCGCCCACATAACCTTCGCTTAATGCCTTAGCCCGGTTCTTTGGTGACCACAACATAACATCGCCAACTGGGCTAACTTCGTCTAACCTTACAATCATTGCCGCCAATGTTTCGTAGGTTACGCGATTCATACTTCGTGTAATTCCCTCAATACGCTTATTGAAGTAAAAAGCAACGGCCCCGTTGTCTATGCTCATCGCTGTGCCCAAATATCGTAAAGAACACGGGTACCGGCTGGGTTTACAACTTTGACAACATAGGCTTTATAAATAGTGTTGTCAATAAACAACAGATCCCCTGTGTTGATAATTTGTGTCGCAGCCACTAAAATCCGTTTGTCTGTTCGACTTGTTTGCAGGTACTGATCGGAAGAGTCTCCAAAATTTCGATAGTCGTAGTCAAGTAATAGTCCAACGGTTGTAAACGTGGAAGAGTTCTGTGTAGCTATACCAGTTGCAGAATCTTCTACACCACTTTCAAAATTAGTAACAATAACCTGCTGACCGAACTCCGTAAGCATTTCGGTAGTGGTAGAAGCAAGTTCGTTGTATAAACTCATTACACTCTCCGCAGTTTAACCATTGTATTAGAACCAGACTGCAAAAAAGGAGCCAGCATATTGGCAGCAGATAAATATCTTTTTCCCTGAGGAGAATTTGAGTCGTACACAATTTTTAGAGGTCCAACCTGTTTACTAACAATATTTTGAGTTGCATCGGGATTAAGATTCCCAGATGCGGCTGCAAATGCTAGTTCGCAGTTAGCCTGTTGAATTACAATTGGAACAACATCCGGCATGACCACATTAAACACGCCAAGGTCAGGGAGTTGGACGTTATAGCGTGGCCAATCAAGTGCTTGGGATGCATTGACACGGCTACCCTTCCACTGCAAACGATACATCTGGCACATGAACGTTGCGGCTCGGCGCAATGCCTGTTCTTTTTCTGTGTCCTGTAACGTCGCCCAAAGCGTATTTCCTGAACTAGCATGATACAGATCGCAAAAGGCAACAGTAGCGTATGCCTCGGATGCTGCGCTTGCTGTACCAGTTTCAACAATAAGAGACATGATGTTATACCTTCTGCAGGAATGCTATGTTATACCATAAAGAACATTTATTGTCCATGTTTTTATTATTTGGACAACGGATAGGTTTGACTTAATCCTTCTAGCGGATAAGAACGTGTTCCAAATATTGGGTAGATTTGAGTTTTACCAGCAAGGTAATATTGTTCGTTTGGACGGGTATCTGCATAAGACGCAAAGTCTACAGCAAATGCAATTTCTGTAATTGCTGCATACCAAACTGCACGACTGCTAGAGGTGTCTACGGCTGTAAGTGTTTCCACTACGGATACACCAAAAGCAAACAAATAATTAGAAGTATCGTTAGCCGAACCTATTTCGTTAATAGTAGAGCTATAAGACGCATATCTAGAAGATGTTTCCGTAGCACTTGCCACTTCCATAATAAAAGAGGTAGTAACCCAAGAACCTGTAGCAACATCTAGTGCTGCACTGGTTTCGGTAAGAGCTGCTGTGGCATTCCATTGCACAGTTTCAGTGTCCGTAGCATTAGCTGTTTCCCCAGCAACACCCACCACAATACGGGCAGCAGCCCCGGAATCCGCCCCAGCAGCCACCTCCGTCACAGTGCTAGCCTGTACCAGTGCAACGGTGCTAGAATCGCTTGTAGCCCCGCTATCCGTTTGGCTTGCGGTAAATGTGGCTATAACAGTTGCACTATCGCTAAGAGTAGAAGTCTCCGTAATAGACACAGGATAAGTTGCAGACCCAATGTCCCCAGTTGCTGCATCTGACGCAGCGGACGTTTCTGTTACCGAGCTTACAAAGATTGCATTTGCTGTTGTTGTATTGTCAGCACTTCCAGCCTCTGCAATAACCACATTAAACTGGGCTATTGCAGTTTGGGTAGAGTTGCCTGTGGCGATTTCTGTTATTGTGCTGGTAAAGGTAACCTGAGTAGTTGCACTATCCGCACCAGTACCCAGCTCCGTTATGCTAGCCACAACACTAAGCAGCGCACTTCCAACATCCGTTGCACTGGCGGTTTCTGTTATGGACACCGGATATGTAGTAGAACCAATGTTAACGGAGCCATCGTTTATTTCACCAGCACTAGCCGCATCAGTTTGTGCAGCGGCAAAATTAACCTGTGCGGTTGTCGTGTTATTAGCACTGCCAGACTCTGCAATGGAACTTTGGAAGGCAACCTGTGTGGTAGCTATATCAACACCGTTTGCAGCTTCTATTTGAGCAGCTTGGAAACTAGATTGAACACCTACAACGTCGCTTGCCGCAGCGGTTTCTGTTATCGATACAGGGTACGTGGTAGAACCAACAGTAGTGGAACCATCTGAGGCATCCGAAGCAGAAGCAGCATCTGTTACCGTATCCGCAAACGTTGCAATTGCACTAATAGTATCGGCACCTACACCCGCCTCTGTCACAGTGCCGGGCATGGTAGCTTGCGCCGTAATAGTTTCAGCGCCAGCCGCAGCTTCTGTTCTAGTTGCGGTACCTGTGTTAACGGCACTAGAAGTTTCCCCAGCCGTTGCAGCTTCCGTTATATCAGCACCTTTAACCAGTACCGCATCGGAAGTATTATTTGCAGTAGCAGCTTCTGTAACTTCCGAAACTGTTGCCAGCACTTTGGTAATTGCGTCTGCCGCACTAGCAGCTTCCACAATGACCACATTAGAGGTGCTGTTGGCAAAAGCAGTATCGGAGGCAGCAGCGGCTTCTGATACTGTTACCGTATAGGTTCCTGTACTTACAAATGTTGCTACCCGCAAGTCTTCGTCGAACCAGCCAAGCGCCTGCGCAGTCTTATCAAACCATCCAGCCTGGACTGCGGTTTCGTCAAAGGTGCCAAGGAGGTCTATTGTTGGTGAGGCGGAAACATCGGCCTGTGTCTGCGCCCCGCCAGATAGAAGCGGCCCGAAAAACATTACGCCACCTTACGAATGCTGAATTCTATCGCCCGGTCAGTGCCGCCCAGCTTGGTCAGCGTCATATCCCAGCCGTTCATCAGGAGCAGGCTTGGGGTGACGTAGACGGGCTCGGCCTGCACACCTGAGATCGTGATGTCTTGCACCAGTCGCTGTGTACCCGCCGCTTGTACCTTCTCTTTGATCTGCAGCTTATACGACTCTGTAGCTGTGAGCGTGGACAGGTCAAGAAACAGTTGGTAGATGCCAGCCACTGCAATAGATGCGAGCGTAGTGGTGCCGTTGGGCAGGCTGAACTCAGTCGTGCCGATGGTTGCGCTGCCACCGTATGCTTGTGTGATAGCCATTTAGTCTGCGCTCCAGTAGGTGAATCGGACGTAACCGTCGCCGCCTGCGCCGCCTGCGGCGTTTCCACCCCCTCCACCGCCGCCAGCTCCATACCCAGTAGCAGCGCCGCCTGCACTATTACCGTTGCCCCCCGCCCCGTATAAGCCGAACATACTCATCCCCCCGTGGCCGCCTGCACCAAACGAAACAGTGGTGTTCGTTGTCCCCGATGGGTTAGCCGAACGTCCCGCGTTGAATGACCAACATTCAGAAAATCCGTTGTAGCTTGCCGCATTCCCGCCTGCAACCGTAGGTGTTGTGCTGGCGTTTCCACCAGAGCATCCCGCCTGGCAGAAAATATTTGCCAGTGTTCCTGTTGGGGTGTAGGGAAATAAAGCAGAACCTGATGAAGCCCCCACCGCGTTATTCACGGGAGCCGGTGCGGACACAGGCCCACCAGCCGACCCACGAACCCAGTTGTTCCCGCCGTAAGCGAATCCGCCTGACCCGCTTGTCGTTGCGCTAAAGGCAGCAATTCCTCCTGCAAGGCAGAGGCCGTCTGCGGACGGTGTTGAAGAGAACGCGAATTTTGAGCCGGATGGAAGCCCAGAAATAAGTGTAAATCCGCCTGACGTCCCCGGATTACCAGCAGTACCAGCACTGCCGCCTGCACCAACAGTGATGGTCAGGGCTGTGCTTCTTACAACGGTTAAATTTGTGTCATACATGCACAATCCGCCGCCGCCGCCACCACCGCCTGCGTTAGCGGCGGTGGTATTCCACCCACCACCACCACCAGCACCAGCGCCACAACCATCAAGTGCAAGCGTAGCCACCCCGTCAGGAACAGTCCAGTTCCAAGGCCCGTTAACCGAGGTTGCATCAACGATACCGTCTGTGACGATACCTGTGCCGCGGATGAACTCGACAACATGCTGTTGTAAACGTGCGCCGCCGATCATGGTACGTACCTCTCTTTGTCCTGGACTGGTTCATCCAAAATCACCGCAGCACGGCCAGCTCCAATCAGCCCATATGCCTCTATCATCTCTACACCTCCCCGAGTAGTCGGGTCGGAAAGGTCAATGAACGAAGCTGCATCAATCTTCTTCTGCTGCCGACGCATAGCTGCTGCCTGCACTGTTGCGCCTTGGCTTGCAAGGTCAATACCAATCGCCTCCTCGTCGGTAAACCGTGTCAGAAATGCGTACTGGGTGATGCGGCAATCCTCTACCTTGACCACTGGAGTTGGCGCAGTAAACACGCCGCTCACATAGGTGTAGCCGGGGCCAACACTAGCCGTCTGTTCCATGCAGATGTGGGCAGGGTAGAACTGTTGTGCGCGTTCCACCGAGTCTGCACTGATGCAATTTTCAACAATACCATCTTTGATGAGTAGGACGTTCATTTACGCACTCGCAATGGTGAATTGAATTTCGGGTAAGCCCGTGGCGGTGCTGTCAGCGTTGACCATCACGTCAATCGCAGAGTCGCCGAACACTTGGTTCATGCCGGTCTTGGTAAGGTCATGGGTGTCACCATCGTTGGCAATACGCACCCGGCCTGACCACAATGGGCGCAGCACCAGCACGTTGAAGTTGCCCGCGGTCATGGCGGTTCCGCCGTTGGTAACAATGACCGATTCGATGGTTCGCACCCCGGAGTCGCCCGCCTGCAATGCCAGCATGAAGCGCTTGCCCAATGTAAGCGCGGCAACAGCTTGTGCAGCGCTGATGATGGAGGTGCGGCCTGCGGTGCCTGCTTGGTTGGTGTAGGTAACCTGCACCTGCCACGCGGTTCCGGTGACGAAGGCGGTGGTTACCTCGATCCAGATTTGCGTGTTGGTGAAGTCTGTTCCGCCCGGCACCCGGCTGGAGTAGCTGGGCTGTGCGCTCAATGTAGTTGTTCCTGCGGTGAAGGCATAAGCTCCAGCCTTGAATAGCACATCGCTTACTCGCATACGGCACAGCACAGTGTTGGCAAAGTCTACCCGCGCAAGGTAGCCGGTTCCGCTGGCAAAGTTGATTAGCGGGAAGCCTGCGGTGGCATCGGTAGGAACAACACCGTTGGCTGTTGAGGTGCCAGCCAGTGTGCCCGAGCCGGGGGAGCCTGCCAGATCAAAAATGCTGAACCAGTTTAGCGCCACGCTGGTGCGCGATGCGGTGCGGACAAACGGAAAATCCTGTTTGAGCGCGTTCACAAATGTGGACAACGGGGAGGACGACACCATAACAATAGCGCCCGAGGCATCGAACTTGTTCCAGCCATCGGTGTCGTTATACTCCAGTGTTTCACCAGACTGCAAGGTCGTACCCATCAGCTCGACGGCGTTGGTGCCATCGGTATGCCGAACGATTACTCCCACGCTGGAGGCGGCGCTGATGTTGGTAATGGTGACATTCTTGACGTTGCGGGTGGTGCTGACCGGGACGGTGCCCGACACGCCAGTGGTGGTGGCCGTGACGATTTTAGCGTTGGCGCGTCCGGGGGTGACCGTAGTTCCACTCAGGTCGACCCAGGAGGTGTGCACATCCAGCGCCACAGCCTGCGCGGTAATGACCTGGATGGCGTCATAGGTGGAATTAAGAAGTATCATAAAAAGATTCTAAATATTTTGCCACCCCATATTTCAGGGGTGGGCTTATTTACTCAGCAGGAACAGCTTCAATTTGAGTTGCATCGAAGTAGCGAGTGCGTGTTTCGCCTGCGTCTTGGAATTCGACACAAACTTGCAGTGCACCAGTTTCCTGGTCGGCATGAAAGCCAGCCACATTGCCCACAATAGGGGCTGGGAGGATTTGGCGAACTTGGTCGCCTTTTTTGAAGTTGGACATGTTAGATGCTCGCTGTGTAAGTAACGTTCAACACGTCTGTGGAAGCAACAGTCTTATTACCGCCAGAGAAGTCGCCCGCACTGTAAAGTGTTCCAGTGGTGTTATCCACAGTAGCAGAACCAGCAAGGGTAAGGAAGCAGCCAGCAACGGTTCCACCAGAGGTGAATGTAAAACTGACAGCAGCACTAACGGCTTTGGATTTGCCACTGGCAGTAGACCATGCGGGGGTCTTGCGACTTCCCGAATAGGCTGGCGCATTTGCCAATCCAACTTCCAACCATGCGCCGTGAGAGGCTTGCGTGTCGCCAATAACGGCAGTACCAACACCCTTCAGGCCCATCACCACGGATGCAGTGTAAGCAGAACCTGCCAACACAGTATCCAGTGCAAAGTTGCCGCCAACTGTGGTTACCAAATTTTCGATAACGTCTATCCACTTGACATTGCCGTCTTTGTCGTACAGCGTTGCTGTGTAGAAGCCACCAGCATGAGCAGCTTCGTTCACAGCGCTCGTTTTGCAAAGAGCGACTTGTTGCGCGTCAGAAGCGTTCAGTGCTTCAGAATGTTTCATGTGATTTCCTTTAGGTTGCAGTCCAAGGTGCTACCACCTTGGGAGCAGTAGAAACTTCTGCGACAACGGGGTCGACAGGGATTTCCACCACTGGGGTTTCGGGGATATCGCACAGGATCATAGTATCAGCATCGAAATCGCTTTCGTTAATGATAACAACACCAGTGGGATTGTCTTCGGTTGATTCACCTTTGATGGCAACCGTGGCACAAGAATGTGGACCCATAAATTTCTCCGTTCAATGTTGGTGTAAGAAAGCGGGCAGCACCTTTCGATGCGCCCGCCTTCGCTACGGGCCGATGCTTATCCCAGCAGGATTGCTCCGTGAGCAGATTTAATGCCCTTCACGCCCCAAACTGCGGACACTTCGTATTGCATTTGGCGATACTGAGCGTACATGGCAACTTCGAAGCTAATGCCGGAACGTGGGTCGGTAATCATCTGGCGGTCCACAGCCAAGTCACCGCCGTCTGGCAGAGCAGGAGTGCGGGTTGCCAAAACAATGGACGAACCACTGAAGGCTAGATTACCAGTGTAGCTTGCGCCAATGGTCATTGCTACAGCAGATGCGGCAATTGGCTGGCGCAGGCCAGGAGCAGCCAAACTGATGGTTCCTGGAGCAGCGACGCCAGTTGCGACCACATACTTGTTTGTGTCTCCAGCGAAGGTCACGATGTCACCAGCCAGCACAGTTCCAGAACCAGTAATCAGGGTGATATCGGTTGCTCCAACTGCATAGCCAGCGGTGTTGCTGGTGTAAGCAGTTCCGGTACCTTTGGTGTTGAAACCAACAGCAGCCGATTCGTGCAAGCTAAAACCGTGAATGTCCAGCAATTGACCTTCGCGCATACCGAGGGTAGAACCGGCTTCGTTTGCTTTGGTTAGTTGAGCCAAAGTACGGATAGCGGCACCAGAAGTAGTGTCGATAACCAAGCAGCGATCAGCCTGAGGAGCACCATTGTCATCCAGAATCTTGCGAATCTGTGCAGGGTCGCCCAATGTGGATGCGAAAGGTGTGGTGCCAGCGGTACCGTAGGCACGAGATGCACCCAAGCGGGCAGCAGCTACAACGTCGGCTTCCATTTCGTTCACCAAAGTGCGGATGGCCTGAGTCATTTGCGCATTTTTGACGTTGGCAGTGCCAGAACCATTGTTGTTCAAACCCAAAGTCTGTTCACCATTCCAACGGAAAGGAACTCGGCGGGCCTTGGTGATGGTCAGCTGCACGTTGCCAATGTTTTGGTCGCCATCATCGGGAGGTGTAACACCGGGGGTGATGTTGGTGGCGGTTGCAGTGGGCGTCACAAACGATGTAACCAGTTGGCCCATCGCAGCGCGTTCCACATTGGAGTCGCGGGAAACGCAAGGGATAGCGCCAACCAGTTCGCGGGATACGATATCCAGGGATTCGTACAGCGAGGGAATGAGGCCAGTAAGAGTATTTGCCATTTTGAAGTTTTCCTAAAGTAAAGTATTGAAATTAATCTACAATACGCGTACCAGAGCGAGCCACATTGGCTTTCTGGATTGGAGTCAGCGTATCAAATTCGCCGCGTTTCATGGTTTTGCCAGTGCCGGAACCGGAGCCTTGAGCCCCGTTTGAGCCACTGCCAGAAGTGCTGGCAGGAAACCAATGAGGTTTCAGTTCCCGCTGCATCTCCATCCACTCGGCTGGGCTAAATGGTGTTTTGCCATCTTTGCCCAATTCAGGACGACCCTCGGCGTCCAGTTTCACTGCATTGCCCTTGGCATCAAGACTGAAAAGCTGGCGTGCCTGCAAAAGTGCGTCTTCCACAGCACCCTTATGCAAATCGCTGGTAACCGCACGAATTTGGTTGTCCAGAACCGCACCCTTATAAGCGTCCGCACGCTGGCGCTCTGCCAGTGTTTGTGCGCGTTCTGCTTCAACTTCCGCGGCATGCGAAGTGCGCATACGCTCGGTGTACTTGTCAATCACAACGGCCTTCTTGCCTTCGGAGAACAATTTCAAGTCCTCATCGTGATCCATTTGTTCGAGCAGCGTTTTTGCGCGCTCGGGGTCAAGTCCATTAAAAGCGGTCAGGCGAGTCTGATACTCTTTGTTTTTGCCCAACAGTTCGTCGTTCTTCTTTTTGAGGCCAGCAACAGCCGCCTCGACCTGTTCTGCTACAAGTTCTGCAACAGTCTTGCCACTGGCAGGAGGTGTTCCACCAGCCGGAGGTGTTCCACCAGCCGGGGGCGTGCCACCAGTAGGAGGAGTAGCATCACCCTCTCGAACTGAGAGCATGGTAGCGGCAAGCATGGCAGGAAGAAGAAACAATTTAGCTTTCATTTGGAAATCCCCTAAGGATGGTTAATATGCAGCTTTGCTGCGGAGTTGAGCCGAACGTAATCCGGCTATGGGTGGTACTTTAACAGAATAATTTACGCTTTGCAATAAATTTTCCCTCTTTGCGAAAATTATTTTGGTGGAGTTTGCATTTGACGCTGTGTCGGGTTAGCACCGGAGCTTCCGGGCAGTGTAGTTTCCTGCCCACCCGTGGTGTTAGTTTGGTTCACCTTTGTTCCCCCGGGAATTTGCGGCTTGTGTTCATCCATCTTTGCCAACTCCAGCGCAACCGTTTGGTCAATATCAATAACCTCGCCCCGCTGCAAGTTGTCAAACAAAGTTTGATAGTTAATAGCACCGTTCTGCCATGCCGCAACCAGTGCGGTAAGGTTGAGGGCCGACATGGGCATTGGGAAGAAGTCTTTGTTGAGGCGGAACTTAGCTTCTACGTCCGTACCAGCAAATTTAGAGAAGGTAGTGAGTGCCCGCTCAATACCAATGGATGCTGCTTGGGAGATGGAAGCTAGCATGCTTTGCTCCCCGCCCATGTGTATAGCTGCACCGCCTTGGCTGTCCCCTGTAGCCGTCTTGTTTTCTAACATCCGTGCACCCAAAACAATCATTTGGGTTTCTTTTCTGGTAAGATTTGCTTCCAGCGCCTTCAGCCCCTGCCCGGTAAACTCCAAATAGGATGCCTTAGCATCTGGCCGTGGGAACACCCAAGCTGTCATACTGCCAATAGAAAATGATTGGCCTTCTTTTTCAGGTGTATATCCGCTAATCACTGGCGTTGGCAAGCCGGTGAAATGGCACCCGTGTTCGTAATCTGCGTTGGTACGGTAATGGGACAAGTTGATGTCTACCAAGTCTACCAATGGCGGCTCGTCTGGTTCAATGTCTACGCAGTCCGTGCCAACCACATAAAATGGAATAGCTGTAAGGTACTTGCCTTTAATTTGTGGGTACGCGGTAGATATGAGGACATCTTCGTCCTTCTCATTTACCTTAAACACCCGAACGCGGTACACCAATTCCGTCATGCCCTTTTTGGTAGGCAGTTGGAATAGATCCAAAACGCGATACTGAGTAGTCTCCACAATATCGAACTCGTTTGCGCCAGCAATGTCCATTTCTTCTGACAGTACAACCATGGAAAGGACGCTGGCATTATTGACCACGCTCTTACGCCAATTAATAATGCTCTCCGTGCAATACTGTTTCAGTATAGGACGCAAACCAAGGCGAGTGGAATCTGCCTGCGTTGTGGTTATCGGATCGATTGTCGGAAAGTCAACAAAAATGCCAACTCGGCCAACGGTAAGGCATTCCTCAATTACTTCCAGGCAGAACATGTGGAGGTTTTGCCCATCCAACGTAACATCCTCCAACAGCTTTTCCACCGCTGGTGCAACCTCCACTATGGAGGGCTTACGGAACAGCATACCCTGCAAGCCGCTAATAGTGCGCCATGTGGCGTTGTAGAAGCTAGCACGCTTCTTATACGCTTCGTATTCTTTATTTGTCTGGTCTGCCAATATTGGCAAATACTCAGGCCCTGCTTCATGAACTGCATCTTGGCCGTCCGCTGCATCTCGGCAGCGTTTCCAAACAGAAGACATCTCCCGGTATTCTTCGTGTGTATTCTTCACGCCCATGATTAAGCTCCTGAAATTTGTAATTTAGTTGCAACAAAATTTTCCAAGTCTACAAAAGACAAAATGTCTATAGCTTCTTTTTGAAACCCTGGAATTGTTTGAGAAAGAATTGGAAATGAATAGGGCACAAGTTGCTCAATAGCTAAAGCTCTGTGTCCACTCATTTCAAACTTAACACATTTGTTAAGAACATAACCGCTGCGCGATAAATTCTTTTTGTGTGTTGATAAACGGCGTTCCATTTGATTAGTTATACCATAACCTGTAAAAGATTCGCCAGCTTTTTCTGCTGCCAAAATATAAAAGGTTGCAGGTAATTCTCTTTTGAATCCCGATGTTGCGCAATTGGGACAGCCATTACCGCCCATAGGTTTGATAAAATTAACAATAGTAGAAGAGTTCCAAGTGTGGCTACACACAAGACACTCTAATTGAATTTTGGAAGAGCTGTTTACTTGCCCTGTTACAAACCCTAAAAACTTGCAAAATTTTTCCTCCGCAATTCTGGATATTTTTACGGCATACTGCGCAGGTGTCCATTTGCGGCAAGACCCACATCCGCAAGGAAATTGAAACTTCTCAAGTCGGTCTTTAGTTGTTGTAAAAATTCCGTTGCCAAAAAGCTCGGTATCCTTTGCACAGGTGTGACAAAATACTTTATAAGTAATTAACCCAGCATCCCTGTTAGAAGATATAACTTCCAACTGCAACGCTAGGCCAAATCTGGTTCCGGGTTTAAGCATATTAGGCACCGCTAATCTTAACTCTGTGTACGGTATGGTCCGCGGATAATACCATGTAACGGCAGTCATCAGCAATGTGATCTTCAGCATCGGTATTAACGTCATCGGGGTCCCGTGTATCGCGTGCAATACTTGGGACAGTGCGAATAAAGTCGCGGCAGGTGTTGAACACGTAGAAACCCGGCTTGTCTTCGGCCTTGGCAACTGCATCCATTCTATCGCGCATCAATTCCCAGCCATTCTTACGGCTCCCGGGACGCTTATCCGCTGGTATCCAAAATACACCTTCTACTTCCATATTTTGTCCAATGGAGGCTTCGTCTGTTACCGCATAAATAGCGCTATCCGCAGGCCCCGGCTGCACACGGTTTTGGATACGCATTTGTGTTTCGCGTATCAGTATTCCTTGTGCTACAACCTTGGCAGGCATGCGCAAACCTTCGTTTGCACGCCCGTCGCTACCATACCACTCTCCTATGCGGAACAGAGTTTTACGTGGGAAGGAAATTTTACGCCCGTCTTTCAGCGTTGCATCCGTACCATCGCTTACAGCCCACCAGCCAACGCTGAAAGGTTTAGAACTACCCCAGTCAAAACTTCTGGTAACGCGCCAGCTGAACGGAATTTCGAACGGCTCGATAACATGCTTCGTGGCATCCCACAAATCGTCAAACATGCCGCCGCTGGTAATGTCCCAGCTACCTTCTAGCCAAGCCTTACGCTTGTTCTCATCTGTAATCGACTCCAGCGTCTTAATGTACTCTTCGCCTAAGTACGGGTTTTCCTTCACACTTCCAAACAAAGCACAACGCTGGTTGCCTTCTTTATCTTTGATAATTTTACCGTAAGGTGCTGGGTCAATGAAATAATTTTTGACCCAAGCATGGCCGACGCCATAGGGGTTCGTGCTACTGCGTATAAGCCGGGGCAAGTGTGGTAGGCGTGCGGTGCCTTGGAAACTGCTACGATTGCAAGATTTCATGGATTCATAGCATGCAATGCTGGGCCAACTTGTCAACTCTTCCCATCCTATAAATGGATACTCGTGTCCGTGGTAGCTCCAGTAATCTTCTTCATTCTCAAACGCCCGCAGCAACAATTCTTCCCCCGTAGGCCAAACCCACTTCAAGGAGGACGAACCTGCAAGGAATCTTGGCTGCTGTGCACTCTTATTGAACCAGCGTTTGGACTTGGCTATAATGTCGTCCAAGTGCTTATAGTTGCGCCGAAAAATGATGCCACGAAAGTAATCACCATAGCCACGACCACAATACTGAGCAAACGACATCAGCATGGCATCCGTGTTGTGTGTGACAACAAAATCGTTTGTTACAAACAAACCATCTGGATGCGCAATTTTAATGCACACAGTTTCTTCTGGTTCTTGTTCTTCAATGCTACACATCTTGTTTGTAAGATGTTTGTGCATGTACGGTTTAATGCGGTCTATTTTGCGTTTTAAACGAAACGGGCTAAATTTTCCTGCTGTTTGAATATAAACGTTGTAGGCACGCTGATGGGCAATGCCAGTTTCTAATCCGTAGTTGCCAGACAGACTACTTGTTAGCGTTGCCTTAGCACCAAGAGAGCGGGCTAGGTACTGCACGTCCTTTGCCAGTTGTTCGCTAACACTGCAAAATGTAACATAGCCTTTTTTATCAATTGTTCCGTCTGTGTCCATTAAACCTTGCAACACAGCAAGACGCACTTCTGGAGAATTATTTAAATAAACGGTTGGCACAAACTTTGTATGAGAACGAGTTTCCTTTAAACCTAATTCAACAACTTGATCCCGAATTTCTTGTGTTGGGATAAAACAACGCAAGCCGCTGCGAGGATCTGGAGAAACTTCGTAAATTCCGTTGGCGAGAACGTACTGTGCAAGTTCTTCGTCAACTGTGCAATAACCCATACGCTGCGCAAACGTGCCATCTCCAAGCATTAGGCCCAGAAGGTAAGCGTTCATTGGCACGTAACTTTCGGCCATAGGCATTTCTAATCTAGCAAGAGTAGGAATTGTAATTCTTTTCCAACCAGTATTAAAATGCTCTAATAATACAAGCATTTGCACGTTCTTAAACGTCCCGGCTGGTATACGGCTATTGTCTGCAATATGCACGTTCCAAATGTGCTGATCGTCGCAACGTGCCACGGCACCATCTGCAAAAGTAATTTTGAAGACGCGTCGTTTGCCTTGCGGGAACACGCCGATAATAGGTGAAACTGTTCCGTCAGGGCAGCTAACCAAGTCCCCAACTCTAAGTTCGCCAATAGGACGCGGGCCGCTTGTTGTATAAACGGTCTCGCTTAATGGCAATCCCTTTCCTGGACCGCGTGTTCCTGCAAAGCAGACTTCTCGGACCGGGGACGAAAGAAATAAACTCTGACTTCCTGGTAGGGCCTTCCAAATAGCATACTGCTTTGGAGCTGTGGGAGGGGTACCGAAGAGCATTAAGCAACGGCTTTCAACTGGGGTGGACTAGATGGTTTAATAAGTTCTGCCTGCTGGGCCTCTGCCTGCGCTGCCCACTCCTCCGCCGTCACCATCCCCGGCACCACAAACACGCCGCTTCCAAGCAGTTGTCCATCTGCACCAGTAAGTTCGGTTTTGGTTTGCTTTGGTGCATCCATGCCGTAAAAGGCACTTAGCTTGGAAAGTGCAGCAACGCGAGCAGCTTGGCTACTACCCGCCCCCATATTCTTCGCCTCCTTCCACAGCGCAGTAACAATCATGCGTTTCTGAACATCAATGTCCAAATTGTCAGTGCTACCACCCTCGGCCTCACGAATTTTCGTAAGGACGTAAGGCTCTGTCATGAAGCGTACAGAAAAATCCTTTGCGTAGGCCGGTGCGTAGCCAATACGGATAGCGGCCTTATACTGGTCGTAGTCTGTCAGGTATTCCGTCACAAATCGATCACGCAGCTCCATTTCCGAGGCCGTAAGCGCCGGAGCAAAGCTAGATTGATTATTTTCGAGGGGTTCCATAACTATATCCCGTGATTTGCAAACTGCTCATGGGCGTTTGTTCTTGCAATTGCAATAGCTGCAGAGGCATCGTTTATGTTGTTAAAATGCCCAATCCGGATACGCTTTCCATTAACTCCAATTTTTGCAAGCCACTTACCCTTATCCAAACTAACACCCTTTATACCGGAAGTGTTATTTGACGCAATACTTCTATTTTCGCTATTATTTGTGGATGTTGCAAGACGAAGATTTGAAATCTTGTTGTTTAGCGTGTTAGTGTCTTGGTGATCAACCTCTTTGTCCTTAGGGATAGCACCATTATGCATTGTCCAAATAACGCGGTGAGCATACAGCTTTATTTTCTTCCCGCAGTATGTCAGATTAATTTTTACATATTTTGTGTCAACTGTTCCTGCAATCTTTCCTGTAAACGTTACTAAAAATTTTTCGTAACTTTGCAAAGACTGAAAATGGTGCAACGGACGTTCCTTCCAAACCAAAGTGCCATCCGCGCAGAAAATGAAACATTCGTTCAAATACTGCTGTGGTGGTAAAGGCTTTGCATTAAGCATGGTTGCAGAATCCGCGGATGGTTGGAAAGTTGTGCGGATTATATACAGGTTTTCGCTGTCCTCGCAAATTAGTTTTGTTTTAGGCGTTTAAAAGCCCCAGGAGCAGGGCTAGCTGGGGCTGTGGGGCACATATTAGTGCTGGGTGGGCAGTTGCCCTAGGTAAGGGGCCTTTGTGCGCTGTAGGGCCGCTATTTCCTTAGCTTCAACTTGAGAAATGTTTAGGCGGGACACAATCTCGTAGTATTTAATTTGTTTGGGTGGAGTTCTGCCAAAAAGTTTATAAAGCCATAGCTTCCATTTCCGTTTATCGGGAATAGTTACAGAAACTTGATCCCCTGCTTCTAAAAAGCAAGGTGCAACAGTAAAAATTATCATTTTATGCTCACTTCAAAATGGTATGTCAAAGTCTGGGCAATAATAGTTAATTATCATGGGAATGTACTGGGCAAGTTGCTCCTGTGTCACCGGGGGCTGTTGCTTTGCCAACTTCCACAGTTCGTACACAGCTTGCCCCATTTTAAGGCTGTCCTGCTGGGCTGTAGTAAGTGCACGCTTTTGGAACTGTTCCATACGACGCAAAGGAAGTAATTGGGCTTCGTAATCCGCACGCATTTTGCCCAAATATTCGTTAACTTGGTTGATTTCGTCTTGTGTCATCTCTCACCCTCGTTAGCGCTTGCACTAGGTAGTTGTAGAAAATCGGTTGTTACGGTTCAACTCCGGATACGCATGGTCCAGCACAATCGCCGTGTACCTCATTCCCTGCCAACGCATGCTAGTAACCCAATTAGGGGCTACAAGCTGGATGTCTGACCTATTTATCTTGCGTGTCAGGTTCTGCGTATAATACATACTGGCTCGATTGGGGCAGATGAAGACGCCATTAAGTGGCATAGCCTCTAACTGGCGCGTGGTGCGCCCTGTGCCACGGTTTGGGTCTATAGTGTATGGTTTCATACCCCCAACTCCCTCTGTCCCACATACCACTCCACAGCGCTTTTAGCCTTATCCCAGCTATCGCACATTGTATAAAGGTAGCCTTGCTCGGTTAGGAAAGCCCCAAACTCTTTTTGTTCAGTAGATTCCTTTCCCTTCGGCTTCTTCATTTCAATATAAAATCCATGGTAGCCCTGTTTAGCAAAAGGGAGGCAAATATCGGAAATACCGCTCTTAACACCTTCTGATTTAAGCCGATTAGCAGTAATTGGGTCACGTTTACCACCGTTTGGAATGGCATACATCCACCGTAGCTCTGGGAACTTGGGTATTAGTGTAGCCACATGAATGAACAACGCAACCTGATGCGCATGTTCAGTTCCACTTTTAGCGTAGTCTGCTGGGTTCATAGAATTAGTGTGGTAAAGGTTGGCAAATTAACACAACAGCACCCACTATAGCGGCTAGGGTGCAGAAAATGTAGTAGAAAGGATCAGATTGCATGGTTTCCTGCTTTCTAAGTAGTTCTCGTTGCTCCCAATCCGCCTTAAACTGGTCCATAACCTGTTGGGAACCCGTGCCAACGGCACCGTTCGGACTTTTAAGTGGCTCCCGCCACACTATTTCAACCTTTCCATATATCACATGGGTATTCACCATGTTATTCACCACCTTTAGTGGCATGGACATGATCTGTAATTCGCCCAACTCCGTATCTACGTGCACAATACGGTCAATTTTGGTTCCGTCGCAGGTAATGTGGTCAATAAATATAGCCACAGGATGGTAATCCGGATGGGTTGTGTTGGAAGAAAGTTTCATAATGGTTTCTTGTTAGCGGGTTGTTCGATATGCATCGCGCCAATCTCCAACACTGCACGGTGACGGCAAGCGCGGCGGATGCTTCGTAGATGGAAAGGAGCGCAGAAATGGTCTGGTACACCTTATTAATCTCCTCCTGCTCCCACGGCTCAAGTAAGGACACTTGGTTGTGCCAGTTTTGAAGGGCGTGGGGTTGGATCAGACATCTGATTTACTTTTCAAGAAACCCATTGGTTTTAAAAACCCTGCCCGTATTTTGGCCTGTGTTTGTGCAGTCGCCTGCACATAGGAGGCGCTAGGGCGGAGTGCGATAATTTCCAGCAAACCGCTGATGATTTCTCGGTGTTGGGCTGGTGTGTGTAGGACGTCTGGATTTTTAATGCAGAAGTCTGCGTCGATAAGTTTTTGTACAAGGCGTGTCATAATGTAGTAGTTCGATAGTTGAAGATGGCAATTTTTCCGGATTTTTTTGGTTGGCCTATTTGGTTCTCCAGATTCTTAAAATATCCCCTACTTTACGCTGAGTAAATGTGTAGCCTATGTCCCGTGCCAAGTTGCCAGAAACACCTGTACGGCTGTAAGGGATGTCAATACAGTCTCCTACTTCTAGATCTTTTGCAGCTTGATAGAGTTCGACGTTAGGAGCTGATCGTGCTTTAGGGATGGGAATCCCTTTATTAACCACAATTACAATGCTCTTTTGTGGCTTACCGAGTTTATAAATGGTCATACTAGTGGATGGTAAGGGTGGCTTCCGACGTTAGCTCCGCCCATGCCAAGTAATGCTCACCTAGCGTGTGGTCCGCTGGGTATGGGGCAATGAGGGTTAGGCCGGTGATGGTAAGGAGGTTGTAGAGCTTGCTGGCGTGGGAGGGTGCAGGCTCATCGTCCGTGTACCATGTGAGGTTGCTGAAGTTATGAATGTAGTCTGCGGCCTGTACCTGTTCTTGGGGCTGGTTAGGTGTCGTATCGTCTGTATGTGTGGGCGGGACAATAGTGCGGTGCATGATGTTGGTGGGTTGGTTGCGTTGGGTGTATTGTAGTATGGTGTGGGGGCTGATGGTTAAAAGAATGTAGATAGTTCGAGATTGGGATTTGATCGGGGTGGGGCTGGGGCGTCCCGTCCCGTAGTGTGTTGCGATAACGCAACACTTATAAGCAGTGGCTTGGCGCACGCTACTGGTGCACATCATGACGTCTTGTAGGGCTTGTATGGCACCTAGGCGCGTCGCAGTATGCCACCCTATACAGTAGGTGCCTAAAACACTACAGTGCGCCTAGGAGGCCAAAACAAGGAGAATTGTAACAGTGCACAAATATCGCTTGTATCATGCGACGCAGTCACCTACATTTAACTCATGTGCTGCAAACGCAGTGCAAACGGGACCCCTCCCGGTGTTCACAGGGGAAAGGAAAAATCATGGCTAAATCTACAGTGTCTACAAAAAGCAACACCTCCGCTTCTAAAGCAAAGTCCGTGCAATTGCATGCACCAGATGCAATTGCAAACCCGTTCAAGCAGGCTTTGCAACAAATCGCCGCACGCGGTACCAAAACGGCAACTGAAGCATCCAAGGCAGTGGACAAAGCAACTCACGTGCCAAGTGTAGGCAATATCGCCCCCGTGGGCGTCGCTACCCGAAATGCAGGCAAAGCCACCACAATCCCGGGCTTCAAGTTAGTAGGCACTAACGGCCGGAAACAACCTCTTGCCTCTAGCGTTACAGCGCAAATCTGGCTCGCTGCTCTTTCCCACCAGTTAAGCAATAACGGTGCCATGCCCACTCAGGCACACATCAAACTCGCATGTCCCACGGTAAATCCTACCTCTTGCGGTCTCGGCCTCACCCAGTACAAAGCCTATACGGGACAATGTAAGGGTATGCCAGCTTTGACCCTCGAACAGCTCCAAGGCATGGCAGAGGCTGACCCAGCTCCCGCCAAGTAAAAAAAGGGGGAAACCCCTCCAACCCTAGGGACACTCCGGTGTCCCTATTTTTTGAAATTTTTTTGACGCCATCTGCCAGATTGGCACGCGTCTTGCTTTCGTTTCGACAAGAATACCCTTAAACCTAGGGTAAACCCGGTCCCGCCACAATGGGTCATGCAGGCACCTAGGCGGCTCCATACGCGTCGCAAAACGCTACCCTGTACCCTAGTATGCAACCCATGCTCCAGCGCGCTACAGGCCCATTAAACAAAGATAGATAAACCCTATTAACCGTATCAGGCCGATAGTTTCTAGCTATCTCCTCCGGCCGATAGGAATTTCCACTCGATAAGATAACCCTGATAGCATTGTGGAAACGTCGAAAGATTGCCAATTAAGTAAAAACTCGACTAAGCGCCAAAATTTTTGCCGCAACTGTCCCCCGCGATCCCTCCGCCAAAACAGACCGTATTAATCTTCTATAGATTTATTCTGAAAGACATTCTGAAACGCTCCACTCAAATCTGGAATCCGGCAGATTGCACCGGCCACCAAATCAAACCCCAAAATTTACCAACACGTCTAACGTCAACAAAATTTCCTTACCTATTCGCAAACTATCGCCATACACTAGCGTTACTGCACCACCGCAGCAACCGAACTAGATTAATGGAGTAAGAACATGAACATACGTTTGCCGTACCAAGACCCCACGAGTGAGCGCCTGCTGTTAGTAGTTCTGGAAGATGCCCAGTAACCGCACAGTGACTACCGCCATATCCGTGCCACCGTTGTTCGCCGTGCTGTACCGCACAAACTAAACCCCAACATCGTGGGATGTGTGGAAGAGTACAACGACGCTCCTGCTGAACGCTGCACTGGGTACCGTGTTGCTAGCTATGTAAAGCAGGCACGACAAGACATTTACGTTGACGACATGCAATTGCGGGGGCAAATCGACGCGATGCCCAAACCAATGCGTGACGGCAGGCCATATGGAAATAAAATCGTTTTCAAGCCCTACCAAGTTCAAATGGATTCTGCAAAATCCATATTTGAATTTTTTCGAAAAATGAAAATTTTCAAAACCAAGTTTAATTTGAATCGCAGCGGCGACGACTTCTACGTGGAACTTAACCACCTTGCGCAGTTCCTAAAGCTAACCCGCGTGTTGTTCTACAAACCCGGTGTGCGGCACAGCAGTCTCGAAGAAGCCAACAACTTCTTCGAGTGCGACATTGCGCTGTGTGAAGAGCGTATCAACGAGATACTTGCACCTTTCCTGCAGATTGCGGCTTAGGCCACAACGTCGATTCTTACTAGTAACTTGGGCGACGATTAAACTGAAAGAACCAGAAAGGAACCTCCGAAGGATGCCGTAGGCACTCGGAGGGAGTACCTTAAATTTCTTTGTACATCTTGTTAACATGCGTTACAATTAAGGTACTGCGCACCCAGCAGAAACACTAAAGGATTGAGATGACCACATTCACAGCAGCCACCAAACGCCGCATCTTGGCGAACGCACATGCCCGTTACTTTAGCGCAGCAGGCCAAGGCTTCGAGGAGGACCTGAAGTTGGGCGGGGCTATTGCGCAGAACGACAGCGTGGTAACTATTTCCCGGGACAGCACAACGCTAATTGTTACTACGGTTCTTGGAGAACACTTCGAGCTGGACGCTTACGGAAACACACTTCGTGGAGAAGCATAATGCACACCATTAGCAGCAACAAAATTCACTATGAGGACCCAGCCTGTGCAATATAAAATCTCCCTCTGCTTCGTACGCATGGCCCTCCGCCCTGCCGATCACCCCAACATGCTAGTCAGTGCGATTAGCAGTAAGTACGCCCCTGTACTTAATTCTGATGGAACGTTGCTCTACGGCGGCTGTTCCATACTTTCTACCAGCAACCGATGGAGTACCGTATGACCGGCTTTATGACACAGAAAGACAGCAATGTGCTTACCGCGCAACTTCAAGCAGAGTCCAAAGCGGCTTCCACCAAGCACAGACCAATCCACCAGATTGCCCAGGACATTTGCCACTCTTGGACTAATGTTAACTATGCAGCCAAGCCTTACCTCCAAGCAATGCACTCTCTTAGCAGCATAGAGGGTAACTACTTCGAAGACTCCGGTCGAAGCATTGTTAGCTACTTCCTTGCGAATGCCAATACGTTTCGTGGGGAAGATGCACGGAGGTTGAAGGCGGAGCTTAAAGCGTTGCTTTAATACATCTAGAATGCGTTTATAGGCCCCATGCGGGCCTGTTTGCACTTGGGGCACTTACCCCACCTAACCACATTATCAGGGCCTTGGCGGGGCCGTTTAAGCGGCCTCAAATGGGCCTATTTTGGCGGGCCTATTTGGCAGGCAAAAAGTGGTAGATGTTTGCTTTTGATGCAAACTGCGTCCTATAGACCAAATAAATTAGTTAACGAGTGTTTTTTGGATGCGCTATAGATTTTATAGCGCAAAATTAGTTGCTAAATTAACAGGGGTCATTTCCCGATAGTTTTTTTCGTCTATAGGATTTGAAATATTAGTATTAATTGTTGTTCCCGATGCTAACGGGATACCAAAGAGACTACTACTAGGTAAATATATAGAAAATTAGTAAATTAGTTGCATTAATGCTCTGAAAAGTAGAGGATAGGGTGGAGGGACCCTCGATTTAACGATTTTTGACACCCACCCTAGACTCTCGCAACAATTTTCTTTACACCCACCCCCATTCATAGCATAAAATGGTACCACCCACCCTGTCCTCCCCTGTTTACGTACGCAAAACTGCTAATGTTACTAATGCTGGAAACCGTTACATCAACCAACCCATAACTTCGCCATGTCTACATACCCTCACACCCAAATCCTCAGCGCCACAAAACACGCCCCTTTATTCGTCCCCAAATTCCCCATGTTCTTCGGCAGCTACCTCCCTCACATCTTTTGGCACGAAACAACCAAACGTAAACTTCACAACGAAGTAATATACGGCGCCTCTTGGAATCCCAAAACAATGTCCTGGAACCAGCCCAAGCTAAAAAGCGAACCCGGCCAAACCATCTGCCTCCTATTCCTCGACAGCGACCCCAACAGCTACAACAACGGCCTCCCCGTCATTGCCTCAATCAAACTAACCGAAACAACAACTCTTCCCGAAATTTTCGAATTTGCCAGCAACCCCAACCACAAATTCGACGGCACCCAAAAAGCGCTCCTCATGAAGGCCCTCCTGGACCGCACCACCTCAGCCTCCTCCGAATACCAGTACCTCAATAAACTGTGGTCATACCACGCAGACGTCACCATTGATGCCTCTCACTCCCTTCCCTCGCACCCATAAATATCTTTACACCTTCCGCCCCCATCCCTTTACAATACAGGCACCAGCCCACACAACCAATAGATGCTGGCAACACTAAAGTTTGAAAGGCCACCATGTCCGTCACCACCAAAGCCCAAGTCGAAGCCTTTATGGCCGAAATTGTCTTAAAGAATCCAACAGCGGTTTTTGACGAAAGCACTTACGGCTACTTACGTCTAAAAGAACCACGCCCCAATAATCTCTTCTACCAGCGCGTTGCCACCTCCTACTTCCGCGCCACTTCCAAACGCCACAACCTTTACTTCGACGGCTACGACGAATATGGTTTCCCATGTTTTCTCCACGAGGTCGATTAACATGCACCACACCCCGCAAGCCCTCATCTTCAAGTACGCCATTCGCTTTCCTAGCACAGATGTAGAACTTGCCCACAAAGGCGTCATGGGCCTCTACTACCTCGGCCCATCCTACGTAGGCAAGAAGCGTATTCGCCACGACGACCGTGCCAACCAAGGCCCCAAACGGGATGCCTACACGTACACAGAAAAGCGTGCATACGAGCTTATTGAGAGCAACCGTTTGGTATTCGATGGCTGTGTGGTTGTACGGGTTTTGTAATGCCGTGCAAGAAACTGGCTTAAAAATGGCCCAGGAACGCGCCAAACGGGGC